TCATTTTCTGAAAAAGAGTTCTAGTTCTGCATAACGTCTGCGGCGCAAACCATTCTCATAAGCGGTCCCTGGATTGCAGTATTTAGGCCACCACTCCCTAATTCCGTCCTCGTCCTCAGCGTTGACCATCCTGAATAATGTGTATCGTCTGCATTTCGTAATGCCGAAGTTGAAAACAAAAGACATCAGGGCAATGAACTGATTCTCCGTAACAGGTACGTGAACGAGCGCTGCCAGCTCTTCCTGCGTGTGAGCAAGGTCTTTGTCCAGGAGGTCATACGCCTCAGCCCGCGTAATGTGTTCGTCTGGATGTACGTTCTTTGTGTGTCCGAAACCAATCGTCCACACCCCAGCAGGGCATTTATAAGATTCAAGGGCCGGTCCTCCCTTAGGGCCTTGCTCGAATTCAGATATAAAGTTAGTTGCCAGCTCTGGCGGGTAAAGCATGATGTTTTGCTTTCTCATTTAGGCTCCTTCTTGATACCGTGCAACCTCTGTACTTCAGACTTCAAGGTCTCCAGGTCTTGCTGAATTTTCGTAAGCTGTTTTATAGATTCGGTGTTCGAAGTCGCTCGGCGGTTGAGCTCGTTGATCTGGAGGCGCTGGAGAGCTGTTTCGTTCTCAAGGCTGTTGATCCGATCTTGCTGGGACACGATGGTGTACTGATTCAACTGAGAGTTTGTGAGCCATCCTGCCATATAGAAAGCAAAGAACAAAACTAGCTTTATAAGTCCGGCTATAAACGAGCGCATACTAATTGCCATGATTCGCTCCATTGTGTACGGTAAGTTTTAATTTGCCTGTGACGACACCGTAAAGAGTGTTCATGATCTTCAGGCCGAAGTAAGAAGACACTCCGCTACAGGCCCCGATCCACTCCCAACTGAGTTTCGAGGTGCGGAGGATTAGATAGACAATGAACCCGGCAGCACATGAGGTAACAAACTCAATGAACCAGCGCGGAAAATTCCAGTCTCTTTCCGCTCTCACATACGGCATAGCAGAGCCCGATGCCGCGCATATCAATATGAGCGTGAACACTATTAGGTTTACCGTGCTGGCAAACTCGCTGAGGCTGAAATCTGTTTCCATGTTTATCTCTCTTTTTGGACATGTTATGAGCGCTTTTTCTTTCAATGCGCACACCTAACGAAAAGCCCCTCGAAGTGAGGGGCGGAGCGGTTAGATGGAAGCACTTAGCGGATAAAGCCGTAGTTCGACATCCTTAACATGGTTTCCGCCAAGGCTGACATAACTACCCTTTGTAACGGGCATACTAAACTTGCCGCCGCCATTAGCCCACGGAACTAGCGACTGAGCCCCAGGACCGGCCGCATAGCTGGATTCATTCGTTCCGGTAAATGAGACAACAAGAACGCCGTCGTTAGGCATTACGCCCTGATAGATAGAGCCCCAATCGTCATTAACGTCGGTTCCTGTCATCACTATTGGAGAAGCTCCCCAGGCAGGTTGGGCAAAATGCGCGGCTTCGGTTTTTGTTGTTCGGGTATTCAGTAATAACTGGAGGAGCACTTTTAACATGACACACCTCCAATACTCAGGTTATTGGCTACCGTAAGTCTTATAGACGTACAAGTTTGCGGCTCCGAAGTTGTTGGATTTGCCAATCTCGTAAGAAACAATGTTGCCTTTCTTGGAATAAAGAGAAACGCAGATGTTGCCGTTTGCTCCCGCTCCGAGATTGACCATGTTAAATCCGTTAAGTCCTGCAAACATGACGCCGTAACATTGCAGAACCACGAGGCCCGTGTAAGGCATTGTGAAGGTGTGGCGTTCTCCGTCAGGAGTGACGGTAATTTCTGTAGAGGCCGAAGGAATATGAGCCGACTGATCAGCCACCCACTCCTTCTTGCTAACCAAGAACTTCTCCGCAAAGAGCTGTACAAGTGCTTTAAGCGACATAGCACACCTCCTTGCAGAAGAACGTTCTTAAGAGCTTGATACCCCCCCCGATAGTTTTAGTAAACCAACATTCAATGTTTTTAGCCTGTCTAGCACATAACGTAAAGACTTGCCCTTTTGCTATCGGACAAGCACACAAAAGAATGTCACCCACGACTTGTGGAGTAGTAAAGACGTTTACGTTCTGTGTTTGAGCCGAGGCAATACAAGTGGCTGTATCCGCAGTAAATCTTATACAAGCAAAGCCATCAGTTGGAGCAACTCCGTTGTAAACGGCACCCCAGCCGTCGATAGAAGTAGTTGTCGGGGTTAGTGCCACATTTTGGGTTGACGGCATAGCCTGATGTCCTACAGCCTCGGATTCCTGCTTGCTGTAGAACTTGCTCAGCAGGAGGCTCAGAATGTTCTTTAACATAATGCGCCTCCTGTTCTGAGGTTATTTTGTTGCTTCAAGGGAGATAAGCAGAAGGGAGCCTTGGTTCGCGTTATTAGAGCCGAAGTCAACAATAAGAACATCTCCTTTTTGCATTGGGATAGAAGCCGCTTTGTATTCGCAAATTGCATTGGAGAGGTATGCAGTTCCTCTGGTGGAGTTTTCAAGCCTAAACCATGTGTTGTTTGGCGAACCGTCTGAGCCAATCTTAAGGACAGCCCAACCTGTGAATGGAGCCACGATATTCTTCTGGCCGTTTCCTGAGATTGTCTGGCTTTGTGAACTGGTACTTGGTCCGCATTGATAAGCAATGTCGGGATATTTACCTTGAAGAAACTTTTCAGCAAATAATTGAATGAGGGCTTTAAGCATGACAAAGCCCTCCAAACAATGCAATTATACCCCCCCCCCCGATTGAAGGAATAAAGTATAAGGCGGCCGATCTGAATACGGTGCTGACCAAACCAACTGAGGCGCCTTTCCTTACAGGCATGACAACATTGATACTTGCATTATCAACAGGAGCAAAGGCAGATACCCTCATATTTCCACAATAAAGCTCAGCAGAGTTTTTACCAGTGCCTACCACTACGGCCTTAGCGTACCCGTCTTTAGGCGCTGTAAAGCTCAAAATCGTTGTCCAAGAGCCAGGATTCTCAGTGGTTGAACCATAGTTGATTACCTGATTTTCTTGAGGCATCGCACTATGCGCAGCCTCTTCGGGTGTCGTTCGGCTATCGAGTAGCCGCTGAATAAGTTGTTTTAGCATTTAAGCTCCTTTTGTCGGGGCTTAAATGCCCCGTCTTAGTTTGGTAAAACTGGTCTGATTACAGCCCTATTGCCCTTTCCTCTCGCACCGACAATCACTGTTTGGCCCTTTGCGGCTCTTATTGAAGTTGCTATGTTGTAACGAGGATCTCGTACTATTTGTTGATAAAACGTATTCGCTAGAAATACGTCTACATAATGATCATCTACACCATCCTCTTGGATTAGCGAGTAAATCGTCACTATGCAGTCAAACGGGGCAACGTAAGAGAGTGATGTGATTCCGTCTTCCAACTCTATGGTTATCGTCTGAGCATTCGGATTCTCAACTCCTAACGCCCCGGCGCTACTGCCATAGACAGTTAAACTACCCCCCCCCCGCCGTTTACAGATCTACGTGGTACAAATAAACTGCACAGCAAACTGGATAATTCTTTAAGCATTGAAAAAACCTCCTTGTCTCATAGAGTTGCGGGCATCAACTGCCTGCTCCAATTCGTAGGCCAAAGCTTCCGGAAATGCCGGATAGTCGATAAAAGGAAAGCTAGGCTTGTCCGGAAGATCTTTAAGTGCTTGGCGATAATTCAATAACGCCTGTCGATCTTCTTCAGTTAATTGAGCTCTCTTCGCCTTGGCGGCTGACTGCACAGTAATGTCCGGGAGCTGAACATACTTATCAGTGTCAGAGATTCGAGCATTGCGCTCTCCTCTAACTTCTTGTTCGTAACGCTCTTGGACAAATTTGTCATCCAGTTCAGGAAGTTCTGTTGAAAGGTAGTAATTACCGTCAGCACTGTGGAAATAGCCTTGAGGACTGGGCTCAAGCTTCCAATATTTGATGATTACTCCATCATCTCGCTTAAATCTTTCGGATAGCTTGTAATGGCTCTCTGCGTACGCCTCATCTTTGGGATCTGTAAACGCGTGCTGACTCGGTGCATTGGAGGAAACAACAATTCTTCCGTCCGAGTCCTTCAGTGAGTATTTTGCAAGCGGTCGGCTCATTGCCTTGGCAAGCATTTCCTGCCTAACTTGTTCTAAGGTCTTCATTGTTTATCCTTCGGAATTGTTTAATTTGTCGATGGCGTTTCTGTCTCAGCAGAGTTTTTGGCATCATCAATTTCTTGCTGGGTACCACCGTTTTCAAGAATCAGTTCTTCGAGAATCGGGCAAACATAATCATCAACACGACCATTAAAGCTACTGTCTGCCCATGCATTGACTCCGGCGCCGAAAGCAATATTGTCTCTAGCCGTCTGTTGCTGAATCGTGCTTAACGACTGGCTTGCCTGATATGAAACAGAAGGCGTGAGGTCTGTGTAATCTGCCGATAGGAGAGCCGTACCTGCCGAAGAATCAACGGACGCGATCGTAAACATTCGGCCATCGGTTCCAACAACTGTGTCTCCGGCCTTGATATTCCCTTGCGGCTTAAGATCAGCTATCTGGATTGTTCCGGATACGGTTAAAACCTGATTGATCACGCGTACCGCATAAGCACTTGCGGCCGCTTCAAGGGCTTTCGTTTCTGCGGTCTGCGCAGCTGTCTGAGCAGTAGTTGCCGCTGTCTGAGCCGTCTCTGCGTTACCCTGTGCTGTCTCTGCCGCCTGCTGCGCGGCTTGTGCAGTTTGCAGTGCCTGTGCCGCATTGTTAGCCGCTGTTTGTGCGCTTGCTGCAGAACCCTGAGCGGCTGTCTGTGCCGCTGAAGCAGATGTTTGGGCAGTGTTTGCTGTGTTAACTGCGATCGTTGAGGCATCGACCGCAGACTTGGATTGCGCAATTGCGGTTTGGATGTCAGCATCCCAATCATCGACAGTCTGTTTTAGAGTCGCAACCTTTTCATTCGCCGCGTTCGCTTCTGCCAATGCATTCGAAGATGTTGAATTAGCAGTCTGTGCAGTTTGCCGAGCCTCTTTAGCGATTGATAGAGCTTCTTCGGAATTATCTGAAGCTTGGTCTGCATATTGGCCAATGTTGTTAATAGCATCTTCTGTCTGCTGCAGAACTTCCGGGCCGCTTATTACTCTGGTGCCTGTTGGCGTGTAATGGAATTGAAATTTCTTGTTTGCCATAATTTTTTACTCCGGCAACCTGAGGAAGTATGCAAGGGTGTAAAACGGAGGTTCGTTTGAAACTCCCGTAATCTCGACATTTGCATTCAGCGTGTGAGTGTGGGTTTGACCACTGCCAGTATTTCCAATCGAAAGGGAATGGGTATGGGCGCCGTTAGTCGATGTTTGTCCGGTCCAAGTTTTAGAAGCGTCAAAACTTATATCGTTTTGATTGCCGTTGTTACCTTCCGATTTATTTGCATTGCCAGCACCACTTCTACTAAAAGCTCCGCTAGCTCCATAACACTCGTTTTCTCCCCAGAAAGATCCGGTGATGTTCATTGTTCCACGAGTATGAGCATGATTTCCTGCGCTATTAGCGCTTCCGGTGTGCGTATGGGCAGGTAACTGTGCAACAGTGAGAGCCGTTCCTCCAATTGTTCCGTTGACCGCAAGATCCTGAATTTCGATCGTTGCAGATCCGCCCGCTGCCCCGGCGTTCTGAGGAAGAGATCCCTTAACAAACTTTCCTACTAAGTTTGGGACCGTCCCTCCACTTCCGTCCGATCCTCCGTCACATAAAACCCAGCCAACATCGGCTTGCGTAGATCCCCAAAAGATAGGATTCCTGTTTCCCGTCCCTCCAAGGGTTACGTTGTAAAAAGGGACAACGGCGCCGGCTGGGACAGTGATGTCAATATTTTTCCAAACTGCTCTGTTCGTTCCGGGAGCTACTGCCGTTGAATGAGGGCCGTTTGGCTGCAGACATCGGTACTTTGTTCCGTTCTGCATGACCTCATTGCCAACCTCGTAATCCAATAGGGCAGAGTAGTTCATGATTCCACCTTGCTGGAACCACACTGCAAATTGAGACAACAGGAACAAGACACCGTTGAAGTCTGCTTTGTGCGGCGGAATACCGCCCTGTTCAATCGGAACAGCATTGACCTGACCCCAGCCCTCCTGTACAGACAATCGCCCAGTTCCCGCTTCGGTTGGAGTTAAGGGAGGAATCGTGTATTCCCCGTTAGCTGCCACAACTCCGGGAATTTGAAATTTAGGATAGTTGCTCATATATCAATAACCTTTGAAGGATTGAATACGCCCTGATTGAAGGGAAGAAGTTTTGATCCGTAGAAACCAAAGACCAATGTGTTCGGAACAACGGCTTCGACATTTGCCAGAACGCCCGCAGGTCTGTTCAACAGTCCGTAGTTTTTGAGAATCGCGATTTGAACTGAATTAGGCTCACCCACAATTCGGATGTTGATTGTCATGTCCTGGTAATCATTGACGAACGCCGGAAGTCCTATCAACCGTGTAAGCAAAGAATTGATGGTTTCTGCCGTCGAGTTTGAAACATTCACAACAGCTCGATAAAAAATCAAGAATCTGAAAAACTCATCATCCAGTCGTGTGTCCTGCCCATCAATTACAAGGTTTCGATTCACGCCTACACGTTTGCCCCACCAATCCAGCCAAACCCCAGAAGCTGTCCCAGGGTTCAAGATGAAATTAAAAAACGCGTCCAGTTGAGGGGACGCGTCTAATTCCACATTGAAAAGTAACCCTAATTGTCGGTATCGCTCGGAGTGCGAATACTGCGACTGGAGCGCAATAGAAATCAACGATCGGACATTTGAGAGTTTTCGAAAATCCTCAACACTCAGGATGTTCCGCCATGTTGCAGAATCAGCCATCTTATCCTCCTGTTTGGAATATCAGGGAGACATCGGACTCTTGAATCGTGGGCTCCACATTCGCAGGAATTTGGACACTGGATCCGAAAGTCCCAGTTCCTAGGGCTACCTGGATGGATGCAACCGGAACTTCTGTCGCGGATTGGATTGCGGCATAGAACCGAGAAGCGTAGACAGTCGAAGCCAAAGAAACGCGGTCATTCGAACCTTGACCAAGAACGTCATTGATCACAGCCTGAATGACGTTGTTTTTCTCGGTTGGATTCATTGAAGTGGCAAAGAATTCGATCTTTACCTTCAAGGCTTGATTCTGCGGCCTGACAATGTTGTAGACGTAGGTGGCGTTGTAGAACCTAGAGTCCGTGTATGAAACTTGATAGGTTCCGGTAGTCCCACAGCCTGCATCTTTACGCTGGTAGATCGTTTGAGCGATCTGCTCATCCTCTCCGCCAACGATGGCGACCAAGATGGAATGAGGATTGATGCTTACACCAAATTGAGTGATGGCAGCATTCGTCGGATTCTCTAAAACTCTGACATCGAGGACGCCTTCAAGCGCCGCTAGGTTTGCCTCAATCGCTTCAACGTACCCCGTGGCATTGACTGCATAACTTTCTACCATACGGTTTCTAAGTTCTGCGTCCGTCTCTTCATCTCGACCGACTACGCCAGCGGCAGGATTGGTGATGGTGTCCCATCCTGCAATCGTGGTGACGATCCTATTCACTGCTCCCGCTGCTACTTCTAGCGGGCCATGTTCAATAGCAGTAAAGGTCGTTGTGACGCTTCCGGTGTCTCCGATTCGCGCACCTGCTGCGGCCGAATGTCTGTACTGATTGCCAAGGGAATCTTGCGCGATCGCACCATAGGGGATCACTGTTCCCTTTAATCCTGTGAGTACGCAGTTGACCACCGTAGGCTCGGAGATTTTGCGATCTAAACCGTAAAGAGCTGCCAGCGCATCTAGGAATTTCCCTGTTGCGAGATCTGGATTCACCATATTCGACAGGAAAAGGATCTCAGAGTTTTTAGCCTCGATTTCGGCCACGATCAGATCAAGAACCTGTCCCATCGGAGAGCTGGGCTCGATGTTCAGAAGCGGATCCGTCGGCGATGTTTGAAACGCCTGCTGGATCCGGGAGCCTAGGTCAGAGCGAATCTCTTGCGTACTCGGCAGTTCTACGCCGACCAGCGGATTAAAAATGATTTGAGCCATAATTTTTTAGAACACAAAAGAAGCTGTTTCGTCCTGCTCAGTCGTGATCGTGATTTCCCCGTGGAGTGTTCTCGTTTCCTCATCGAACTCTGTAATGTCCACAGAATCAACTGACTTCACACCATCAACCCTATTCCCAGCCTCATGGATCAATTGAGCAAGGACGGAGGAATCCAGCTTTTTCGCGAGCTGGGCTTCCTTCCATGCAATGCCGTTGACCTGCTGGAAATAAGCGTCGTTAGTCCACAAACGAATCTCGTTGGCCAAGTTCTGAGCTATAGCTAAAGCTCCGGACGTTAAAAGGATGTTCCCTTCTTTCGTCAGCTGCAGATCCCAGGACTGAGGATTCAGAAGAGCTGTTTTTGCTGTATGCGGCATGATCTAACTTCCTCGTTTACTGCGGGGCGCCGGTGCTTGAATTCCCGCTTTCCACGCCAGAATGAACGTGCTCAGTCAAGCTGATACTCTTCGCTTTAACATCACCACTGAATGTTGCGTCAGCACCGCCAGAACCACCGCCGGAAATTGGTCCGTTCAAATTGATCTGAGCAGAGTTGACTGTGAAACTGGTGCTTGCATTGACCTCACACTCCGGGGATTCAATCGTGATCTTTGTCGGAGCTTTAATCTTGATGGTCCCTTCATCTTCCAAATGAATAAAGACTTCCGGAGCCTTGCCCCAGAATCCACCAATGTAGAAAGAATCAGAAGGATCAAACTCTCTGAATGTCGCCGGAACTTTAGACGTGTTGTCCCCGTTGACATTAGAAATATCGTGTTTGGCAACCACAGCCAAGCCCACATCTCCAACTTTTGGATCACAGACGATAGCGGCAGTACCATGCTGCAGTCGAAAGTACGGCAGTTTAGGAATCGTTGTCACTTCAATCCCTTGAGCCTGTACATTCATAGGCTTTAGCAAGGGCTTGGCCGTAACGTAACCGGCGCCGGCTTCTGTGCCTGCCCTCTGGACTGCCGTTACTGTGACCGGAAATGCCGTATAAACCGTCTTAGAAAGGATCGACTTTACGAAAAACTCAAGGGCATTTATGGGACTGGAGCCTGCAAAATCATCATAGTTTGCACTGAATTCCTGATTACTCATCGACCTCACCACCTCGGATAGATTGCTGTAATGCTCGTTTTCCACGCCTGAGCACCGGGATCGTTTGCACTGAGCTCATGTCGAAGCCCCGTGATCTTCCAAGTTCCGGATGCTCTTGGGACTATCGTCTCTAATTTGAAATTTGCTCCGATCCGAAGATCCGGCCTAAAAAACGTCGTAACGTTGATACCGTTATTGGAGAATGTCGGATAACCGATCATTCCATTCATTGCGTTAATCAAGGGAATAGACCCCTGAGTCTTCCGAATTCCGTGTTTTTCAACGAGCACTACCTTGTCATCGTCAAAAATCAGGTTGGCCCCCACTGCTCCGGCTATTCGTCTCATTTTCGTCACCGGATCGCCTTCAATGATGCAGTCCTTGATTGAAGCTGTGATGTCGTTATTCTCAAGTGTGTAGCCGATCTCTTTTGAGATCTGGTCAATTAAGCCAGAAACTGTTTGGTTACCTGTGACAGAAATCGGAGGCTGTGGAATTAAAGCAGGGAAAAGTCCGCAATTAGCTTCGATCTTAAAAGTCGGAGAAGGAGCGGCATTGAAATCCGCCCAGGCGTTAATGATTTCGCCCTTAAAAATAACGGAGAGTGTCTTGCCCTTCTCTCCTGCAGAAACATTGATTTTGTTTCGTTTCAATGAAAATGACTTAAAACCTAAATGGGTCAGCCGCTCCATCGTGGTTAAGGACAACCCTTTAAGTTCTATCTGAGCTTTGGGAAATGCAGGACATCCGGACTTTTCGACCGTACACTTAACCGCAAATCCTTGAAACGTAACCGCCTCTTGACCGTCAAGGGTAATGGTTACAGCGACCTCTTTTTGCGTGTAGGTTGTGTTTTTATCAATTTCCGGCAGTAGTGACGGCATTTCCTGCCTCCTCGTAAATCAATATCCATCGAGAATTGAGCCCCTCGTATTGAGGGTCCGAGTTCCCTAAGGTATCGACAAAAAACAAACGCCCCGAAAATAGAGGCGTCGGATAACAATTGATGTCGGTGCCTACACAGCATCGGCGCCCAGCGAATATCTGGACACCCTCAACCATCAGGTCACAAAAGAGGTATTCGGCAACTTGTCGTAACCGGATAACGCAGTTTTGACCGTCAAGAACACATGAGAACTCTTGGAACGGAAGAGCACTTATAACGATTTGGTTCATTTGCTAAATAAGTTGGCAATACTCTTTAAGACCCCTGGTTTTACTTGAGCTTGTCCCGTGTTCACCTTATTGGCAGAAGTTGCACGTTTGGGCGAATACGAGGTTTTTTGCTGGCTTAGGTTTACGGAGACAATTTCAACAAACGAAGCGTGAACGTTGAGCATTGAGGCGCCCGTCGTTTGAGTTCGGGAAAAATCATAGTGATCGAGCGCCATATTTCGCCAAATTTTGGCGGGGCTAAATATCGTGCAGGTGTTGGTACTGTTCAATCGTCTATCAAGCATGGCAAGGGCCAAAACCTGAATGGCGTAATTACCGTTAAACAAGAACTCTACGTTCACCCGCTCGGGTTCTCGCACAATGTTGAATGCCGCCAGCTGGCCGTTTTCAACGGGCTCTGTCGGAACCCTTGAAGATTTATCTGCATCAACTGCGCCAATAGAGGTGTACGGAACGAACGGCAGAAGGTTATTACCGACTACCGCCCATCCCATGGACATTACAGAATTGATACTTGCCATGTTAATCACCGCCTTTCAAGTAGGCGCTTGCTTGATTCGCCAGCATGTCCTGATAATCCCCTTGGCCCTCCGTTACTGCGCGATAGGCGGCGTCATGTACGGCTTTAGGATCGGCGTTACCCTGAATCGTAATGCTGACATCCGTCTTCATCGGCGCGTTGATAACCGAAGAAGAAGCCCTAGGAACAATCGAAGCAGCGGCTCCGGCCTGAGCTCCCGGAGGTGCTGTAACTGGTGCCTTCTTATCGTCACCAAAACCGAACCATCCGCCCACTGTGTCAATAGATTTAGAAGCCCAGTCAGGTAATTTCCAATCGGTGAAAAACTTCATTTTGTCTTCCAACCATTTGAAAATTCTTTTGCACCCGGATTCAATGTCCTCCCACGCCTTGATGAAGTTATCCTTCATCTTTGGGACGGTATTTATCAGGTTCGCAATATCTTTCGCCAAATCTCCTATAAACCCTACGACAGCCGTGATCGCCGCCACAACCACGTCCCCGAAGGCCTGCAGGAACATATCTTTGAGCGGTGAAAGTTTGTCTAAAAGGTCTGAGATTGACTTCCAGGCGTCCTGAAACGACTTTCGGATTCCTTTGATTTGATCGTCTGTATAACCTACAGATTTCAAGAAATCTTCAAATACGCTCGGTCCGCCTTTGGTGAACACAATTAAGTCATCGATAGCTCCGGCAAGTAGGAGAACCCCAGCGATTAGGAGACCAATCGGGCTTGTCAATGCGCCCAAGAGTTTTCCGGACATCATCAAAGCAGATTTTGGTCCGAACGCTAAGACCGCTGCTATAGAGATGCCTTTTAGGGCTAATTGAATAAACTGGCTGTGCTCTCCAATAAAAGCCGATGCCTTGCCAAATGTCGTAACAGCTTTTTCAATGTAAGGTAGGAAAAATTTAGCAATTCCATTACCGATACTTTGAATCGCCATTCCGGTCACTTGCCACGAAATTTTGAAGCGTCTGGCATTCTCTGCATCTTTAGGCGTTAAGGCGAGTTTCCGATATGTCTCAACCAGCTCTCCCATCTGCTTGTTGTTTTGCAGAAAAACAGCCGCGCTTTCACGTGTCAGCCCGAGATATTTCAGAGCGTAGTTCGCCTGGGCACCGGTCATGCCGTTGAGTTGCTTTCCCATACGAAGGAAAACTTCCCCGCTTGCTCCGGTGCGCTCAGTAAAAGCTTGCATGGCCTGAGTGAACGCCTCAGCGCTTCCTCCCGCGGCCACATTAGCTTTTCGCCATGCGTCAATCTCGGACACATTCATCCGGACTTTTTTAGAGATGTCGTCTAGCTTGGAGCCTTCATCTATGTAATTGCCAAACATGAATTTGGCACCAAACATCGCGGCCAGCGGAGCGGCATAACTCTTAATGGCAGAAAAGACCTGTTTCGCCATTGAATCAAGCTGAGAAAGAGATTTCGAGGCATCCTTTGAGGCCTTAGAAACATCCTTCCCTGCTTTCTTGCCGCTAGTTCCGACATTCTCTAAGTCTTTAGAGGTTTTCTTAGCGTTTTGAGCCGCGTCATTTAACGAGCCCGAAACCTCTTTGATACCGTCAGATCCCTCACCTAGTGCGTCAAGTTTTTCGCCTGCTTCCTGAGCGAATCCGAGCAACTGATTCAGTTTCTCGGACATCAGCTCGAAAAATTTAACTACGTCGTTCGAGTTGACGGATACATCAATAACTAAAGAGTCGGTCTTTTGAGCCATGTTATTAAGCGCTCTTTTGCGCTACCCACGAGTTGTAGTTCTTAATCAAAAGTGCCTCGTCTAATGCGTAGGCATCTTCCAGCGTTAGTTGTGTCTGAAGCTCGACCAAGGACGCCATGCCGCCGTTGATTAAACGAGAGATCAGAGGCGATAGCTGAGTTGTGACTGCTACGCCTCTAACCTTGGCACAATCGGCTAAGAATTCTGCACGGCGGGGGAGAACTGGCGTATCAAGTCGGGAAAAAAACCGAAGTTCGCCTTGAAGCTTTCAATTCTGAGTTTGAGGATGGTCAACGGGCTAGAAATATAACCGTCTGCATCATCGAAGGAGAATTTGATCTCGCTCTTACCGTCCACCTTGTAGACCTCGGAAAGCAGTTCATCCAAAAGGGCCTTCGCTTCTACATGTGGAACACTGACAAGCGCTTTGATCACGTCTCTGTATCCCATTTCGCTCTCAATATCGAGGTTTTTGCCGGTCATCAAGGCAATCCGGATCATTAGATCTTCAGCTTTAGTCGCAGGAAACGGATAAATCTTGAAGGTCAGCTGATTACCGCCGTCTTCCAATTTGATAACTTTCGGTTCCTTCATTTAGATTCGCTCCATGGATTCGAAGTGGAATACCCAGGTTGTCGGCGCCAGAACTTTGTTTAGTGCCGGCATCGGATTTGCTGTCTGCAGCACACCGTTGGAGAACTGGTAGGTCTTGCCGATAGACGGGATCTTGATTGTCAGGTTGCAAACATAGAGCTGTTTGTTGGCGCTCATTGCTTCGTAAAGCGTAGTGAATGCTGTCGCAGTCGGAGAGTTTGCTTCAAGCGTGATCGTTACAGGATAGATGTTCGGAGTAACGCCCGCTGCCATGAAGCCGTCTACGCCCATACGAGTCTCGGCAACCTGTTGAGAATCGGCGGCGATAGCGGCATCTGTCGAGAACCTTTCCAGCTTCAGACCGTTCGGATACAGCTCTTCAATCGTCATCACTGCTGACGCATTGGCGGATGTGATATCTAATTTCGGTTTCATTTCTTATCCATTCCTAAATGAAAAACCCGCCATTACGACGGGTCTACGCGGTTGTGAAATTTCGATTACATGACTGCGGTCAGTGGCATTTCGATTCGTTGGACACTACCGGCGTAGGTGAAAAACAACCCGAGTCTCGGACTTCCTCTTTGGGTTCGCACATTTGCAGAAGGAGCTTCAATCAAGTACCAATAGCCTTTGGAGTAGAGGTCTTGCTTAATTGTCGGATTGTTCGTTTCCGTCAGTAACTGCTGAACCTGAGAGTTGGACAGAGCCAGTCCTGTATCAATTACGCCATTACGCTTGGCATCGTTGATGGGATCGAGCAACCATGCCTCGATATAAGCAAATCCGGTGGCGTTATAGGGAGCGCGATTGATAGCCGCGAACCCGTCCATGATCTGGCGCTGGATGCGTGCCTTGAACCAAATCATGCCGTAAAGGGCATCAATCCATTGATAAATTCCGGAGAGCAGACAGCCTCGGTTGATGAAATCAAACTCAGCGTTACGTGTTGCGAATGCGCCGACGTAATTGACCTTGAGATCATCCAATGCTTCAGCCACTTCGTCACTTAGAACAGAAGCCTTGATGCCGGAAGCTGACTTCGCAAACCACGTCTTAATGCCTTGGATCGCGGACCAATCAATAGAAGCGCCAACTGCAAGGAAGGCCGCGGCATCCTGAGCGGTACCGTAAACCATAGCCAAACAGTTGTAATTACTTTCAGCTAACTGGGCGGCTTTCGTTGTGGACTGGGTAGATTGATCAAGCATCTTTGTGTCTGTAGACCAATCAAAGTACACATAGTCATCATCAATGTCGGCCCAAGACGCTAAAGCAGAAGCCTCAGCCACCTCTGTTACATAAAGAGTTGTGAATCCGACCCAGTTGCGAGAAGCAGAAGTGATAAGGTTCATGTTCTGAGCAGGTGTCAGAGCATCAGAGCCTTGAGAGAGAACGGCGCCGGAATCCTCCGTCAATCCGAGCAATACAGATACATCCGTTCCTGCAGTCGCTTTTGTAGCGAAGGAGATTGAAGCTGTATCACCTGTTTCCGTAGTGGTCAGAATGATGGCATTTTGATCAGAGTTAAAGGCGCCGGAAACCGCTCCTACTGCAGAAGCCAGCTCGGTTGCAACGTCACTGAAAGACTTAGCCGTGGAGAAGTCGAGGTTCACGACTTCTTTTTCTGTGCCGTTGACCGAAATCGTCAGGGAACCGGTCTTAATGGCTGTCAGCTCAGAAAGTTGAGCTGTGAGCGGAGCAGACTTAATCCAAGCGGCCGCATCTGCATTGATTCTGCGGGCCACAAAAAGACGCTGAATCGCCCTCTGCTGATTGTTTACGCCAGAGAAGTACTGATTTGCAAAGTCTGCCTCGGGGGACTCCGCGCCAAAGTAATTCCCGACAGCGGCGGCGGTCACAAATTCAAGTGCCGGAGAATCTGCAGGGATCAGAGCATTCTGGGTCAGCAGCAGACCATTTGTTTCAAGATCGGCGCTCCCAGCTCCAATGACGCGAGGGGTGATAGAAACCAATCGATTAGCATTGATTGACATATTTTTCCTCAAAATAAAAAAGCGCCAGAAGGCGCCGACGATAATTTTTTATGGAGTGGCTATGGACCACGCCAGAAACTCATTTATTTGAAAATATCCTTTACAGCCTTAATCGCTTTTGCAATCACCCAAACTGCGAGTCCGTAACCTATTAGGTAAACGGGAAGAGCTGCATACAAAGGAACGGCAGTGACCATGGTTAGGGCCTCCGCTAGGTCGTGTAGAATGTTCATATTGACTGATTCCCTTGCAATCAGTTAACTCAAACCCCGCTCAGCTACCAACTGAACGGGGCTATTTTTTTCCTAAAAGACTGCAAACTATTGTCTTTAGGCTTATCTGTTGTTAAAATCACACCTAGATTTTTCAGGCGGCCTAAAGGAAGTCGGTCCTTGACCTTCCCGGAGGGCCTGAAATTAAAAACCCGATGAACTCTGGCTCTGTGAAGACCATCACCTAGATAAGTCGGGTTTTCTATTATCAAAATCTAATCCTCACGATTTCATAGTTTTCTGTCGGAGCCGCGTCTTTAACTGGTTTAATCGGAAAGACTGCATGTGTTTGTTTTTTAGAGAAGCCTTGATTCTTTGAGTTACCAATGTTGTACACCTGCTCGTATCCCGGGCCGTTCTGAATTTTTGGTCGGGGACGTTTGGGGTCTTCTCTCTTTCTACTTATGTCGACGCTAAATAAGATATTTTCACCTTGATAGGGAAACTTTTTGTAAACCGTCAAAAAATCATAATCCTCATTATGCTTAGGGTCGTGAGACCATCTTGTTTTTATGCCTTTTGATAGGATTGTCTGCAGTTTAGACATCCCAACCAATTGTCTTTTGGCGATTTCCTTCCTCTTTTTCGGATTAGCCTTTCCCTCCCCCATGTAAAGGTACTTTCCACTCTCGTCAACGAAGCTTTTCCCAAGGATAACTTTGCTCATTCCTGTCCCAGGAAGAATGACAGAATATGAACCCTTTAATGATTGGGCTGCTTCTTTAAGAACTGTTCTAGGATTTTTCCCTTGGTCGAGGTCCCGAGTGAAATCGTCCAATTTAAATTTTTGGTTTCGCTGAGACGCTTCGATTTTTTCACCGGCTTCCCCAGACAATGATCCATCTTTGTCCAAAGGAATGTGAGCATTTTTAATTGTTATCCAGCCTTTAGGATTTTCTTCTGCATCCCTTGCTTTACCAAGATCTGCATAGGTCCTACCCAAGCCGTACATCATTCCTAGCTTGAATGCACGCCCAAGTTTGAAAGCAAGTTGCTCGTTCATTCTTTTTCCTCCGGCGGGTAGCTCACATCAACGTTTTTCAGGTCCACATCAACCGCACTAAAGAAGCCCATGGAAACTTTGATCTGGCTCTGCAAGCTGAGGTGAATCATCAGCGTGGATCTCCGGACATAGTTGTCAGAGTCCCCGACAATGGTGGTGTCTCTTGGATCGTCCGCATGCAGTAGGCTGATTCCTCTATCAACGAAGAACTGGACGCCGACCTGAGATCTGCATACAGTCTCCAATGCTTGAGCTCTCAACATCGCATTCATGCCATCGGAGCCGTTTAGCGTCGAGGCGTAGCAATCGACTTGAATCAATACTTCCGTAGTCGTCGAGAGGTAAACATTGTCATCGGTTTGGTCCTGCTCCCAATCCTCAGCGCTCGTCCCATGGCGAACGCTTGAGATGTAGGAATAGATGACGTAATCGTTTCCTTCAGAGGGCAATGCCAGATTGTTCTGGTTACCGTAGAAAATGTTTTCCGGCGCTACTTCCGGAACTGCAAATATCTCAAGAAACTCCTGGATCGCTGTCCGGATGTTCGGGGTCAGGTTTTGTGCTTTCATCTTCATCCTCGGCGATATTCAGCTTCTGAGGCGTAGTTTGGAATGTGCAGCGGACCGCCTCCCAACCGGCGTCCGAAAAATCCTCGATCACCGCAGTGATCAACCACTGGCCACCCTTGGAGTCTTCGACATAATCTCCCGACCTGGCTAAGGGCCTATAGATTGCCCAAGGCCGCTGCTTCTGGTCGCTCGATGCGTAGAGGTACAGGCGCCGGATGATGGTGTTCTGTCCCGCTAGATTCGCGTGGTCAAGAGCGCTATCGCCTTCGCTTTGAAAATTCCCCTGAATCTCTTCAGGCGGTGCGTAATACGCTTGGACAATACCTCCTACATTCCTTTGACCGGCCGATCGATACAGCTTGAATTTTTCGTCAGCATAGTTGGCGTTAATCGCCTGGCGGACAATTGCGTGTAGGTTGAGAGACATTAGGAAACCTTCGCTTGAATAGAGGTTCTAAGAACGCCTGTTAGGGTCAGCGGTTTAGTCGTGTTTACGTTATTGGCAAGTTTTCCACCACCCTTTGCTTTGCGAACCTTAGCGATTTCCCCTGTAGCTTCAAAAAGAGCCATCGTAAGGGCTGATCTTTTAGGAAACGATCCTGCAGGGATACCTGCGTTGTCAATCGTCTGAACAATATCGTCTACTGCGGCCTGACCCATTGTCTTGAGGGAATATGTAATGTCGAAAGTTTTTAGGAAATACTTTCGGAATATTTCCTGCCACTCCGCTCTTTTGTGAGCGTAGGTAGCTCTCATGAACGGACGCGGGGGCATGTAGAGAGTCGTGAATTTGCTGTTCGGAGGCAGTCCAAGCTGAGCCGACAAGTAGTGTCCTTGCTTGCTCGTCACTGACTGGACCCACCCATATTCCAGATACATCCCAATGGTTGCGATGTCCGGAATCATTATTCCGACCTCTAGCTTTTTATTGCTATCGGCCTTGATCTTCTCTGACAGCTTTTTGAACGCATTGTTAGATGTGATGTTGATGCCCATCGTCATCATCCCCAAGGATGGTAATTATTTCCCGGATAAACTCTTCCGCCGATTCGGTATTTGGCAGTCAGCGTCCAGTACATGGCGCCGCATTGGGTTTGAGCCCACCAATCTCCGACAAAAGTATTCGTTTTCAGAAGGTCAAAGCTGGTACTCACACTTCCCTGCGTAGCACTGGCAATCCTGCCAACCTGACCGTTCGGCTGCTGGCTGAGTGTCAGCAGGTGGCAGGTTGCAAGATCAAGAAGGCGCTCCCTTGTATAGATCTTGTTGTCCGGATCATAGGGAGCAAAGCTGTCGGCGTCTGTATTCCCCACGAACTCCACCGCCACATCAAAGTAGAACTGGAGAGTTTCATCCGGGAATTTAACTTCATCCGAAAACGCAGGATGAAGGATTCGAAATTTTTCAGGATCAAAGACGACGACAGCCATTTTGTTAACCTTCTTCGTTCTTAACTTCTTCAACGTTGACCGATTCAGGATCGATCGGATTGAGCCCGTGAGACGCTTCTTTTAATTCGTCCTCTCGGCCTCTGAATTCTTGAACTGATTTCATCTCAAGCAGGCACGGAATACCGCCGTTCACGCCTGTGAATACAGCCTCCTGACCATGCATGCGCTTGATGTTTTCCCAGTCCTCTTTATCGATCTGGAATGCGACAGAGTTTCCCTTGCCCAGCAGGATCCCGTCACGTTTTCCTCTAAGCGAATCATTTACGCCCGGGAAGATGATCGTCTTTGTTCCGCCATTGCCGTTGGGCACATCATCAAATTTGAGGCCGTGGGCCAAGGTGCAAGCAATGATCACGGTGGACTGAGTTTTAGCAGCGCTCTTCTTCTGGGTATTGCTGAAGTTGTCTGCGACTACCTTTCCGGATGTTGCTTTCTGATTTGTGGTGTTGGTACGAGCCATTATTTTCAATCTCCTAAGAAAGAGGCCCGAGAGATCGGGCCTCCGTAGCTGGTTATTTCAGGTTAGACGCCAAGCATTGTTGCGACGAGACTGGGCCGACGAATAACAGCGCCCCAAGTTCCGCCAACGACCTTCTGCTTGTAGCTGGACATTTCCGGAACCACACGACCCAAAAAGTATTTCTCAGAGAATGCGCAGATACCGGTTTCAATGCCAAACAGGTCAGGAACAGTCATGTACAGCATTTCACCTGCAGTTGTGGTCAACTCAGGAAGCTGAACAACCTCGATGTTGGGGAATGACTGCTTGAGCATTGTCATGGCCGTAAGACCGAAGGAGTTCGGCTCAGTCAGGTAAGGAGCTCTGGTGTTGCTGACAGCGAGAATGATGCGGGAGTTCTGATCAACCAGACCGCCGTTGTTCTTGCTAATTTCCGCCCACAGCTTGTTAATGTCCGTATAGACAATGTTTGCGGTTTTTTCAGGCTGTGCAGCGCACTTTGCCGCCCACGTAGAGTTAGCGGTAGAACCAGTGGTGATGGAAATCGGAGAAATCGAAGCGTTCAGGTTCGGGTCATTTAACAGACCGTAGACCTTCTTACCTTCGACACCATACAGCGAGAACTTGTTGTGAGCCATCGCCATAACGTAGGCAGAGGCCTGTTGTTTAGAAGAAACAACATTCAACTTGGCCTTGGCCGCAAGACCCACCTCACGATCACCGTATTTGATGACGGTCTGGAACAAGAAGTTTTCGCGGGTCGGGTACTCCACGTTAACGTCTGTGGAGACATTCTCTGCGAAGTCAGAGTAAGGAGTCACATTGCCGGCGTATTCTTCGACCGGGAAGGTGAAGAAGTTATCTGTCCAGTCGCCCTTTCTTTCTTCGCCGAAAATCTTTGTAGCGTTCTGGGCGGCAAACAGAATAGGGACGACCTGCGGGTCAATGAATGTCGTGAAGACGGACGGGACGCCGACAGACACAGGGGTCTGCAATGCGGCATCTCGAGCCATTGCCTTAACCGTTGCATCGTAGTCGACGTTGATCTTACCTTTGGCGTCTGTGGAATAGGACATGAATCCTTTTGCTTCCACACCATGCACGCCTTTTTGCTTTGCTAATTCAAAATCGTTCATTTTTTACCTCAGATTAGGATCCGGTCGCGGCAGGCTGATAACCCAGGCCGTGATTGGAAATGATGATCGTGTCGCCCTTTGCGCCAGCCGTCTGAACTGTCCAACCGGTGTCATTTGTGGCGCCGGCAGTACCAAACGAGATGGCGCCGGTAGTCGGATTACAAAGAACCGCCTGACCGACTGTTGCGGCTGCGGGAGCAACGATGTAGTAATCACCTCGAACAGCAATCGTCAGCTCAGAGCCCTCCGGGTAAATATCCGGAGTATCTGTGCCCAGCTCGATAGACGCTGTGAACGTGCGCTCAACAAATCCGATCGGCTTGTCCCCTGCAGAGCCCTTCAAAGAGGCGATGGGGAATTTCACTGCTGTTCCGGTTGTGGAGGCGGCCACAGCAAACGCAAAACCACCGCACTGGACAGTACCGTCAGACAAATAGTTCTGAGGCGTGTAGACGGCCTGATTGAATGCAACCTGCTGTCCCGGAATGCCGATAGCAGGATAGAGACCTACAGATTTTTGAAGCATCAAAAAATCTCCTATTTATTTAACATTGTTCAAAATTGCGCTGACGGCAGTCGGCTTCTCGGTCACCCGCGCGCCGGAGTCTTTCGCACCAGCTAATGCCTTTCGACCCTGCATGTATGCGCGATACGCAGAACGAGCTTCGGATGCGGGGATGTTTTTCAAACCGAGTTTCTTGAGTGCTGCCACATAGATGGAACCAGCGGAGTCATAAGAACCCGCACGGATAACACCTAACACCGGTTTGACTTCTTCGATTGCGGCCAGTTCAGAGTAGATGGCGTTTCTGAGAATCTTCATGGAGTCAGAAGCAGAGCTCTTCTCTTTCTTGCCCTCTTCAGGTTTCGGATCCTCATCTTGTGCGCCTTCATCTTTCTTCTGGGCGTAATTCAATCCGACGGCGAAAGCCTTCTTCTCTTCTTCAGAAGCTTCATCAAGACCACAGGATTTCAGTGCATCTTCCGCTTCTTTTTCGAGATAGCGTTCTTCGCCTTCACGTTCATGATCAGAATCGAGGCGTTTAGGATCGTCCTTTTCACGCTTTTCACCGTAGAGGACGCCAGCTTCAAAACCAGCCTTGAAGTTCGGATCCTTCATCTTTTCATCGAGCTCCGGATCGTCGTCCTGCGCCTCTTTTTGATCATCGGGCTTAGGATCTTCGTCTCCTGTAGCCTGAGAGTAAGCCAGGTCAGACAGAGTGGTCTTAAGCTTTTCAGCTTCTTCGTCCGTCAGGCCTTTTGCCTTCAGTCCTTCGATGATTTTTTGAATCATCGCGTCTTTGTCATCATCTTGAGCGCCGTCAACGATTTTTCCGTTAGGATCAACGGAATGCAAATCGATAATCGCCTTTGCTAACGTCACTTCAGCCTGCTCAACAGCGTCATCTTTTTCCATATTGAGAAAGTCCTTATTAGAATCGCGAACTCTTACCTCAGGCCCAGCGCGCCCAGTTTCAACAAGCGCAAGATGGTTCGCTCTGATCTTGCGTTGCACATAGTCGTATTTCTCTCCATCAGGTGTCTCACCCGGCGAGAAGTCGGGCTCGAACGTGTACGCAAGACTCAACTCACGCATTGAACCGTCTTCGATCCTGCTGCGTGCGTCCTTGTCGTAAATGTGCAGAGAGTTAACTAAAAACGGAGCCTCAAAAGCTCCGTCCGTTCCGGTAGTGCCGACCCGAGTTTGTTTGTTCTCGGGGGCTCCGTGATCATCGTGATGCTCAAGATGAATCGGGATACCGTTAATTGATTGAATCGTTTCGGGAGAGCTGAGTTCTTCGGGCGGTCGATAGGCGTGATAAATCTTCTCCGGATCAAGTCCGAGCTCTCGCCAGCCTGCAATCTCCTGGCCGTAATACGGAGCAACCTGAACTCTTGTCAGCGGAGATTTTTGGACATGGAGGAAACCATTGTCATCAACAGATCGAACGCTCACAGAATCAATTGCAACCGTGCGTTTTAGATTTCCCACAGTAATAACCTCGAATATTGTTTAATCCGGAAGAATGCTTCTGAACTGGCATCTGCACCAGTAAAGCTCACCTGGCATCACATTCCGCCCGACTTCCTTGTCGTAAAGACCCTTAGAAAGATCAAACTCTTTGCCGTTCATCTCAATGTGGCTTTCTCGACTGGTGTACTTGCCGGGGACGTGAATCCAAACCCCGCGAGTAATGCCCAAACCTTTGCAGTTAGCCTGCTGAATCTGCTGATTCAATTTGAGAGTTTGGTCAATTGCCACACGCTGAGCTCGTTGAGCTGTAAACGAAGAAGAACGGCCAAGAGCTTCGACAATCTGCGAATAGGTACCGCGACCTTCATACGCATCCATAAAGGCCGCACGGATGTTTGTCAGCTCAGACGTTGTGATGTTGCTGATGAGGCTTGTCGTGTCGGCGACCATACGCGGGAGCTCATTCACTGCCTGTGGCGTAATGAAAAAGTGCTTTCGCGTCTGCCTCATCTCGTAGGCAAAAACCGAAGCCGGAACTCCTGCAGCCAGCAGTGATGCTTTCTGGGCCGTTGAGACATCAGTAGCGAGATTCTTCACGTACCATTCAGCGATCTGACGTGTTTCCCGATCTGCGGTTTTCATCCAGTTGCCCATGTTGCGGGCAATGAAGTCATCAACATTGCGACGGAATCGATCAGGATCACGAAGAACCAAGCGGTTGATTCGTTCCTTGATATTCCGAAGCCGTGCGCGATCGAGAGGATCATCCGGACGGAACGTTAAGGAAGCGTCCTCGGTCAATCCTCCAGCATCAGACAGATAAAGAAGTATCTCGTTGAGAATCCTATTTCTGAAGGACTTCAAGAAGGTGTCGAGCTTCCTTTTGAACTTCGCTTGTCTGCCTAGATTCGGCTGAACGGCACGAGCAGTCTTCATTAGAAAATCTCTCCAGCTTTGTCTTCATCAGTCTTCGGCGCCGGCGCCACGTTCTCAGCCGATCGCTGTTTCAGGAAGTTGTTCATCAGCTCATTCTGCTGACTGGGATCATCAGTCATGAGTTCGCCTTCCATCCCCTCCGGCAATTCTTCCGGAATGAAGTCCAGACCCATATCTGAATCACGGCGGACAAACTCGCGGACTTCTTCAGCGCTCAGAACATTTCGATCCTGCAGCACTGCCAGCATGTCGACCTTTGTCTTAGCTGTGATTGCTGTAGCAGCGGCATCGGCCTCTCCGAGTTCGTTGAACTTGAATGTAACGGACGGATCAACATGACCAAACTCAACCAACTGGATAGCCTTCAAGACGGTTTGTATTGCGTCTCGATTGAGCTCCTGTTTCGACTTGATATGGTCGTAATAGTTTCGGATATCGCTCTGACCGGTCGCGTTGAAACCACTCGGAGAAATTCCGAGGAGCTTGACCGCAGGCGTGCGGTTGATAGCCGCAATGAATTCCAATGCCTGCCGGATGATGCCTTCAACTCCTGAGATCGTCAGAGTGATGTTCTGCAGATCCTCCGAAGAGTCACATGCAAAAATGGCCTCATTCGAACGGTAACGCTGTAGAAGCATCATCTTCGCGTCTAACTGCTCAATCCCGCCAGCCTCAAAAGCCTCAGCGAAATTTGTTTTGAATACCGTGAGGTTGAGTTTCTCCAGAATGCTGACCCCTGTTTCCCGGGCTTTGTTCCAGTGGAGAACGTAATCCCAAAGGATCTGAGCCTGTGGGATTCCAAGGAAGTTATAGGCAGGCCTCAGAAGCAGCGGAGGTTCATTGTCAACTAGTCGAATAAGACGAGATGCATGCACCTCTTGGCCAAGAACGAACCAAGATCTCGGCTTCAAATAATCGTCTTTGAGCGGCTGGCTGGCGTTGTAAAATCCCGGCGAGACATTGACCGGATCAATAACGATAAATTTGATCGCCTTATCCTCGCCCACTAGCTCGGCTGACTTGTCGGAATAATTGAGAGGAAGCTTTAGCGCTTCTCCTTCAACTCCTGTGTCAACGAAAATGAAACATCCTCCCATGAAACCAACAATGCTCAGAGCTTCATTAAAGAGCTTCCTCAGTCGATATTTGTTCTCCTGAAGATCTTGTAGCTTCTTTACGTTGTCTGCCGATTCGTCTTCTCCGCCCTCGACCTGAATCCATTCCCGGCACATATCATCTGCAACGGTCTGAATGCAGGTGCGGATCATGCCGTTCTGGGCGATATTCTGCAGGACGCCGTAGCCGACGAATGAAGTCATCGGGAACTGGCCTAAATCCAAAGCGTGCTGTGTCAGTGAGGCATAGTACGCATTGAAACTCGAGCCAATCGCGGCATCATTTGTAAAACGAGACTCTTCTTTCTCCGGCTCTTTTGTGTTCAAGGTAATCGGAGGATAAAAGAGCGTTTTGGCCTCTTCGGTTGAGAACGATCTTCTAGGAGGCACGAAGCGAGAGCTTACCGCATCGATGATCTTTTGATTGATCTTTCGGCGTTTGTTTTCGTCTAGTTGATTCATGATTTTCAAAATCTAAAACGTGCCTGCTGCATCTGCTCTCGGGTCAAAATGACGCCTGAGCCGTTGCGGAAATAGTTCAATGCCTGAGTTGTGCTATCTACCTGGTCATCGTGAGAACCCGCAGGAAACTCAAGCAACTCACTGACGTAATGCGGCACCCAAGGCGCTTCAGTGTCTTCCGGAATAAAAACATTCCCTGCCTCGAAGTAAGGAGTGACGGACGATGCCCTTGCCTCCTTTGATTCGGTGGGCGTTATCGGAACAAACCCAGAAACCGTAGATTTCAGCTCTGAAATAACCGCCGAGCCGTTAGCTTTGTCTTCAACCAGTTTCCGGACAACACGCGGCCACTTTTGTGCAAGAACGCGGACCATCTCTTTTGTCTTCACAAAATCCCATTGGCCTCGTACTTGATCAAGCAGGTAAAAATTCGGACCTTTTTTGCCCCAAACCTGACCGACCACATAGTCGGAGTTTTTGGAATCCTTGAACGTCATATCCCACGACATGAGCGTATGGTCAAACTCGGGAGGCAGGCTTGATGCTGTCCATCGTCTAAACCATTCAAGTTTGAACAAAGCTCCGCCATCGGGCACTGGATGCTGCTGATACAGAGCCTCCCAATCTCGACTGCCTATCGTTTTCTGGATCTGCAGCAGAGTTGAGAGCGGATAACGCTCAGGATGCAGAGCTTCCCCAGCTTTGCGGTGTAATTCGTCATGCTCGGCGATAGCCGGATAATTTACGATCCGGAATGTATCGCCCTCTCCCATCCTCTGGATCAGTCGACCAATCAGATCGTCTGTGTGCCAACGGGTGGCCATTACGATGACTCCACCTCCGGGAGACAGTCGGGTGTAGGCGGTAGATGTGTACCAGTCCCAAATGGAGTCTCGGATAGTCTTAGAACCTGCTTGAGCTCGGTCTTTAATCGGGTCGTCGATAATCAAAATATCGGCACCCTGACCCGTTATACCGCCACCCACACCGCAAGAACGATAGGCGCCGGCATGACCAACAATCTCGAAGAGGTCAGAGGTTCTTATATACGATCCTCGGGAGTCGGTACGCACTCTCGAATTGCTGAGCCGAGTATTCGGGAACAGCTCAAAGTATTTCTCATCATCTATTACGCGTTGAACATCTCTGTTGAAGCGCTGTGATAGGTCTGAAGAATACGATGTTGCGATGATTTGAAGTTCTGGATTTCTCCCAAGAGCAAAAGCCGGAAAGCGCCTAGAAACAAGCTCACTCTTCCCGGATCTCGGAGGCATCGTGATAATTAGCCGAGGAGACTTTTTATCTGCCACGTCCTGCAGAAACCTGTCCAGCTCATCACAAATTTCTTTGTGTACCCAGCCGAGCAGGTAGTCAGGTTTTGTGTGCAGTGTGAAAAAAGACAGGCCCTTACGGGCCTTAGCTAGTCTGATCTCCTGTATCGTTGGAAGCCGCATTCACAATACCCTCCAGCGCGTCTAACTGTTCCAAGGTGAGCTTGCTTAGATCCAGCTGGTTAACCTTATCGACCTTGACCGGTTCACCGTCTTTTCCAGTGATCTCCTTCCTGTCAGTCTCTTTCCACCCACAGCGACTCTTCATGTAAAAAATGGTCGCTGCCGGATTGCCCTCCCTAATGAGGGACATTAGTTTTCCGCCCACAAAGGCGTTTGCCTTAGCCTTTCCCTTTTTTATGGCGGTGGCAAAATTGGCAAAATCTTTTTTTCGATTTCTCAAGGTCCGATAACTGATCCCGAGCGCGAGAGCGATCTCCTCCTCGTTGTCACAAACCTGAGCCAGTTGTTCAACCTTCTCTAGGTCAATCTGAATGCGTGGACGAGTCCGCTTCTTTTGAACTTTTTCTTCCATGCCTTCAACCTGCCTTTGGTTAACCGGTCATATCGATGATCTTCTGAATTAGATCCTCGGGTCCGAAACTCTTAACGAAATCCTGAACCTGCTCTTTGTATTCGATCGGAATTGAGAGCGTCAGATTAAAGCTGTCTGCCTCGGGTTCATCTTTTTCCGGTTCTTCCTCAGCGGGTTCGGTAGTTCCACACAACAAAGCATTCAGCTCCTCGTCTGAGAAACCGGTGACTGGCGACAAATCTGTATCCTGCAATTCCTGCAGCTCAATTCTCAAGAGATCAATATCCCAACCAGAATTAAGAGCAATTCGATTGTCTGCGAGGATAAAGGCTCTCTTCTGAGCCTCAGATAATCCGGTTAATTCAATTGTCGGTATTACCTTCAGTCCGAGCTTCTTAGCCGCCTTCAGGCGTCCATGTCCGGCAATCACTCCACCCTGTTCATCAACCAGGATAGGATTGTTGAACCCAAATTCCTTGATCGAACTGGCGATTTGATTCACCTGTTCCTCAGAATGCGTCCGGGCATTATTTGCGTACGGAATCAAGTCATTGACCGGCCTGTAGAGAATTTTGAGTTCAGATTCTTTCATAGCTTTAAAAAGGTGCGCCCAGCATTTTCAGCCGAGCGCACTCCAACCAACCCCAAGGAGATAGTTTGTTAAGGCGGTTTTCTCCGCCATTCTCGTCAGGAGAATTAGAAATCCAGCGGAGTGAGCATCTTCCCGTTGGGAATCTAGGCTTGCCGGATGTTGTAAATGGCTCGGTGCTTAAGCCCACCGAGAGGCTGGCGGTTTGTCGATAAACGTTGTGGACAACAATGAAACCGCAAGAGAAATCAAAGAGCCAAGCAACCCAAGATAATTGACAGAATCAACATGAAATTGATTGTCCGGAGTGCATAGCCTCGTCTGTTATGGATGGCATTAAGTGCATCGATTGAGCGCTGATACTGTTTGAGCAAATCCTTCTGGACGGATAGAACTGGCACATCATCTTGGTAATGAGTGTTCAGCCATCTCAGGTAATCCTTGCAGATTCCGGAAGGATAAGCAGCGCCGCTTGAAAAGATAATCGACATCAGCAAGGACGCAAACCCTAAAGCAGCGGAAACAACTGCCAGCCACAACCTCCAGCCTTGGAAGAAATGGTTGTCGAATAGATAAAACAGGACACCGAGAACCACGACGCAGAAGCCTTGGTAGAAGGCTAGCCGCTTGGTTTGCTCCGGAAGCTCGGCGATAATTTTTCTATCCAGTTCGGCTTTGGCGGTATCGATAAGGATGGATGCAGTCTGGATGTCGTACTTATTAGGTTCGATCATAAAAATTCCGTTGTTGACCTCTGAGAGGCAACAGATAACAAAAAAGCCCCGGAATCGGAGCTCTCGTATTCGCCTGACTTAACCCTCAGTGTCTCGTTCTCTTCGGACACACCGGTTCCTCCGCAAGGAACCGTCATCTTTAAGCCTTTAGGCGGCCTGGCAAACAGGCTTGAAATTGTCTACTTGTGACTATACACCAAAAAGAAGCCCCTCGGGCTGGAGGGGCGGAGTTTCAAATTTCGATTGTTAGGCAGCGTGCGTCAACGCCCAATGCTTGTAACAGTCAAGGTCTTTGACTGAAAATCCGAGATCATCGAGCGAGCGTTCGAGCTCAACAAAATTAAGGTTGTTCACAACGTCCCAAAGTTTACTTGCGTCGGGTACATCCAACGCCAGCATGACTCGCGTTGCTTGCATCATAGGCTTTCTGAAAAGGTAGCGGTGGTAGTAGCAGAACACCTGCAGAGTTCTCAAAAAGTCCGCGTCAACAACGTATCTTTGCGGCCTCTCGGTCTCTGGAGAAGTGGTAGTCGGAGCTTCGGGCACGCTCAAGTCAACCGTTTCAATAAAACGCAGGCAGTCCTCGAACTGCGATTGTTTGAGTTCTGTGTAGCGTGGGATTTGGTAGCGTACCTTGATTGCGCGGTAGATCGTCTGATAGTACACAGCCGTTTTCTTTGCGCGTCTTGCTACTGCCTGTTGGATTGCAACCTGCTGGGCATTGGTGATCGTATCGCCGATTTGCTTTTGCGCTCTTAGTTGTTCTTCCATCCGGTCAAAAGTGTCGATATAAGCAATTTTGAACTTTAGGGCAACTTCTCCTGTGAAACCCATCGCTAAAAGAACAAAACCTTTTCGGTCCATTCTGTAGGCAGGTCTGTTTTCTCCCTTTGCGTCCTTGACTTCAACCAGCGCAAAATTGCGCTCGTTAAGCGAAGGGGCTTGTTCTATGAGGCTTCGGATGGATCGGAGGACATCTTTGTGGAGTTTGCTGAAGAGTTTGGCAACGTCTGTTGAAAGAGCTGTAACAGTGTTGTTCACAACAGAAACAACCGGTGCGGGAGCACAGATATTTTGAAATGACATTTAAGTCTCCTAAGTAAGTTTGTTGTCCTTACTTCCACCCGCCAAGATGGAGAGCAAGGTCTAAGGGTTGGCGGACCGCTACTTAGGGAACGGCCAGTCTTGCGACTGCCCTTAGCCTCACTCATTAGAGACTTTTAAAGGAGGTGGCGTTTCGCCATCCCCTTGCAACCAGCCATAAAAAAACGCCTCTCGTCGACTGATCGCCTAAGTAGTTCGGGCCGCCAAGCCCGCGCTGTTATTCAACAGCGAGGTCAGTATAGCGATACTCCGAGAAAAAATAAATAGGTTCATCTTAAGAAACATTTTTAAGTGCCTGTTGAATTGCGACGGGTATTGCCGCTTTAATGAACTCCCATGAGAGGGATACGCCGCTTCTTTTTGACATTCCTTTGATTATTTCCCAAATGGTTTTATCTCGCAAAGCGTCAAGCAAATCATGCCCTGACATCGATATGTACACACCTTGAAAATCCCAATATCCAAAACTCCCATCCGAGCGTCGCGTTACTTGCCCGTTTTTAAGGATTCCCGCATCTAGCAAGATTTCAAAATGACCTAAAACTATCGTTTTTGCATCGTCACGGGTAGTGTCGGTTATTAAATCCTCATATCGTTTTTCAGAAAAAAACTCGTGCAATGTATTGTTTTCAACGTTTATTAAAATCTCTTTAACAATCTGCCAGTCTCTTACCATAACCCCTCCATTGTTCAATCTATTTTAACCAATTCCGGCAACGCAATTTTCGCCAGTTCAATAACGTTTTCAATCGTCAACGGAACACCTTTTTCTTTAGCGTATTTCTTTAGCTTTCCTATGAAATTATCGGTGCGAAGAGATTCAAGGAGTGAGTACCCTTCAAAGGTCAAACTCGGTTCTCCCTCATACGCAAAACTAAAGAACCCGTCAGCGCTTTCTTTAATTTCGATGTTTTCGACATAATTGGCCGAGCTTAAAAGCTTGATATGTCTCAGGACAACCACTTGAGCCGGATTTTGTCTCGACTCTAAGCGTTCAGAAAGCAACTGGCCCTCTTTCCATTGAGAAATACTATCCGCATCCTCTAAAAATTCTTTAATCGTCTCAGCCTCAACGTGAGCGAGAATCGTTCTGATTAGACTCCAATCAAGTCGCATTTTTAACCTTCCTTTCGTTGATTTGTTCGAAATATCGAACTCGAAAAGCGAAAAATATCAAGGCATCCTCAGTCCACCGGTCAAGCTTTCTCCGCTTGATGTTCCAGATTCGCTTACCTGCCTTGCTCAATGAAGACTGGGAGCCAAACACATATAGCAGAACAATCAGTTTCGCTGTCCGGACATTCAACCCATGGGTTCCGATAGAGAGAACTTCGGTTCCCGGCGCCGAGAAGTTTTGCCAAACGAGGTTGAGGAAGTCTGCATCTTTCATGTTAATTTCGCAGGCTCTTAAACCGCTATTGCCATCATCTTCTGTGTAGTCCTCAGAAAAATCCGTCTTGTTTCTCGTCAGTGCGAGAGCTCTCTCCACTGCGTAGGCAATTGAGACGTTTTTGACAACACGGTCACGATATGCCCGGCGCCAATTGTCCAAACGAGGTCTGAGATCATCAATGAGTTTTTGTTCTGTTTCTGTCATCCAAGAGTCCTCACGTAGCTAAACAGGCAGTAGAGATAAATAATCCCGAGAGCTGATAGCCCCCAGAACTCAACCTTTTTTCTGAGTTTGTCGCGGCGTTCTAAATAATCCGTAATCCATTTGAAGATCCAAAGGAAGACGAACATCGCGACGTAGCAATTGATCATCCAGAAAACATAACCTTCAGTGCTAGTAGGCCAATACATTCCAGCCCCCTCCCTCTTTCTTCGGTTTCGGCGTGACGACAAACAGCGGAATCGGGCACTCATCAGCGCACACCTTGCACTTCACTTTTGCGTCATCTGTGAAGATCCTCAGAGACCCTTTTACTTCGTGGATCTCTAGCGTTTTATCCGGACGCATGACCAAAAAATCAGGCGTGTATGAGCATCGGTTTGAGGCAATCTTCCACGTGAAGCGCTCGAACCAATATTTGAGGATTAACCCAGCATTTTTCTGTTGCTCAAGGTAATCTCGATAAGCGGCCTCGGTCCGATTCATTTCACCGACCTTGAGCCTGCCTTTTGCTTGTAAAAACCTCTTCATTTATCCCTCCTGATTGAGTTTGTGTTGTTTGGTTGAATTCTTTGATGCTGTTTCTAGAACATTAGAGTTCCGTTGAGCGATGATCTGAGCGTGTGAGGGCCAACGTTCAAACTGCGAGAAGAAGTCTCTCCTGCGTTGAATTTGATCGTCTCCCGCTTGTTCAAACACTGTGCACCGAGCAAACGAGACCGGATAGCACTCGATTCCGGCGCCTTTGTCCGGATGGTGACAGTAGATGTTCATGTCCCCAAAGGACTGTTTTGGAGGCAGATGCTTCTTCCCGTCAGGTCCTATCCAAAAGGCCTGAGCATGAATGCAGTAGAGGCAGCACCCGCTCATTCAGACTTCCTTCGGAAAGCACAAACGAAATCGACAGCAATAACCATCCCCAAAATCTTCAGGCTGTAATCAATGTTCGATCCTGAGTAGGCGAACCATGCAAAGTCGATAAGGCTTAAGACTCCACCGGATAGACCTACCAGAGCGAAGAAATTAAGGACATCAAAGTTCATTTCGTTCCCTGCCAAATAGCAACCGATCACACAGCATCCGAGCACGTACACGCAAAAATATCCAAAAACGTCCATGCTTTAACTCCTTTTTAACCGATCGGTTAATTTGGTTTCCTTACTGATCTGAAGCGCCGCTCTCACCAGCAACCCAAACAGCACCAGATTGATGAACACGACCGGCGCCAAAATGATCAGTAGCAACTGCCATGCACTCTCTGACATAAAATCTCCTAAAAGTACGGTTCAGGAGCTGGCGCTGACTGTGTTAGCTCCAGCCACGGTCTAACCGGTACACGCGTCCACGACGTGCAGAAATTCAGACTGGCGTTGTCTCTCCAAAGCTTGATGAAACCTTCCCAAGCTCCGTTTCTCTGCTTGCACAGGTTCAAAACAAAATCAGGCTTGGTGTCATCGACATCTTTTCCTTCCGCCTTCTTTTGCACCTTGGAGAAATCACGAGCCAAGACAAAGACATTGAAGGCAATGTTTGTGATGTTGGAGCTCCCTTTGATTGAATCTTTTGAAGCAGAATCAAAGACGGAGTAAGTTTTTGAGCCGGCATCCCCGCGCTTACGGCAATGGGCCACAACAACAATGTGGACATTGTTGGTCCGAGCAAACTCAACCAGTTTGGTCATCACATAGTCCGTCTCCTTCTTGTCCATGTCGTCCCTGACGCACATCATCAGAGAATCGACAAAGAGAATGTTCGATTGGTAGTCATGGACGGCGGAATCCAACAGGCGCAACAGCTCATTGGGCGCAACTTTTCGCTGCAGATCGCAAATCCGCATTTTTGAGGCAAATTGTCGAAAAAACAGATCAACATCCGGCGCTTCAATTTTTCGCTTGTTCTGACTGCAAACTGTCTGCATGAGCATGCGTTCAATCGTTCTAACCGGCGCCATCTCAAAAGAAGCGATGTACAGAGAGGCTCCGCAAGAAATTAGGTGCAGTCCAATCTGCCCCAGCAAAAGAGATTTGCCGGAACCGTTTTCACCGGCCAATACCGTCAGTTCTCCTGGTCGGAATTCAAAATCTATCGGACGCCCGACACAGCCTTCATTCGTTTGAGTAAAGGGAAGCGTGAACTTGGACACATGAGTCTTCTTCGCTTCCAAATAGTTCTGGAAATCGTTTTTGAACTCGAGAACGTCCTTGTTGATAAAAAACTCAGGAGACTTGTACGCCCTGCTCTCGTAGTCGGCGAGCGATGTTTCTATCTCGGCTCCGCCCGTCGGATCGCCCCAGTAGTCATCCAGCTCAGGCGAAACGCTTGTATTTTTTGGATTCATAGTCAAATTTCCATGCAATCAGTTGTTTGTTTTTGAACATCACCGAGACGACAACGGCGGCAGGTAGGGATTTGGGAATTTCGAGCATCCAACGACGGACGGTTTCTCTGAGTTCGGGCGTATCGTCGACATCGATAAAGTCGATCAGAACAGTTTTGCCTCGGAGAAATTCGGCCTTGATGTGATTGGGTTCGTCGCAGAACGTAAACAGTATCGTCGGAACCTGTGGTCGTCTTCTAGGCAACACCTCAATTTCATCTTCGTAGATCGCATCAGCCTGATAGAGAGCCAGCTCACTGTCAGTCAGTCGAGGGAAAAAGACCAACTGGGTAGTCGTAAATGCGTCCGGATGCTCGTAAAACGTTCTACCCTGATCGTCTCGAACAACGGCAGCAGCGGCAAACATCATTTCTGCTCCTTATGGTTCGGGAGGTCCTTAATGTCGAATGCATTCATTCCCGCATGGAGTTTTTCGATGAACTTGTCTCTGGCGCCGATCGAATACGTAACCGGAGGAAGTTCTTTGTTGTATTCGGCAGCAGAGACCCAATGAGCATTAGGATCTTTCCAATCATCTTTAACCCAATCAGCCTTGAAGCCTGTCCAGTTGCGGACCATCATTTCATTGATGACCTCTTCCAATTTCCAGCCGGCGGTTTTAGCTTCCTTACGAAGAAGCGAAACCACTCTTTCCGTTACCGGCGCCTTCTTTTGCTTTCGATAAGCCAAAAAGTCCTGCCAAAACTCGTCAGTCAATTCCTCTGGTTTCTGGAGGCGTTGTGTCTTGACTTCCTTTTTTGGCTTCGGTTCAACTATTTCCTTTTTGGAAACACTTGCCTCCTGCTCTTCAAGCGGAAGTTCTTCCTCAATGGCTTCAGTTTTTAGAGAAACTGGTTTTTCACACTCACGCCCCGCGAAATTTTCTGCAACTGCCGACTGTTTTTCGCTCTTTTCGGTGTGTGTATATATTTCCTGTTCCTGTTCCTGTTCCTGTTCCTGGATGCGGGATGGTTGCTCGTTGACACGTAAGATGGCATCCTTGATGGCATCCATTAGGTCATTGGGGATGGCGTTTCTCATGCCAGTAGACAAGCTGTCCACAAAGGCTTTCAGGCTTGCAACGTGCCTATCCAACAGATCACATTCGGGCATTAAATCGATCAATTCACGCCAAGATTTGAATGCGTTCGGGGATGACGGTGCGTTGTACTTTAGGAAGTTGTTTATGACCATGAGCCCTGCCTTCTCGTCAGCATCAATCATGCCGTTTAAGGTGACTTCTTGGATGGCATGTGACATGGCATCTCGTTGCCATCCCAGCTCATCGGCAAGATTTGAGACTCGTGTCCGAATCGTTCCTATTTGCGTGGTGTCCGGATGCGTCAACAGCAGGATGAATACCAGCTTTGCGTTGTCTGACAGTTCTCGAAACTTCCTGTCATTCCACATTCGGACATCGATTTTTCTATAGCGAGCCATAGTATTGACCCTTTTTATTTCAACACTTTCCAAATTGGCAAAGCAGGGAAACGCAACCTGAAATAAGGCAAGTAACTTTTGGGTATTCCGTGTTTCTTCCAATATGTAATCGAGGCTGGATTAAGTCCTAGTTCCTTTGCCAGAGCTCTTTGTTGTCCCCTATCTCTCCAAAAGAAACCCTTGTATTGAGATACGACCTCTTTGAATAAGCGTTTTTTTAAATCGTCGTCCATATCGTTAAATATTAAAACAATTTTATTTAAACATTTTAAATTATAAACGAAACATTTAAATATTTGTATGTTTAAAAATTTAACGTTTATGTAAAAATTACTTAAAATCTGACCTAAAGGAGTTTTCCTATGAAGACATACAAAGACAGAATCTCAGAACTTCTTGCCAAAAACGGAATGTCTAATGCAGAACTGGCTCGACAGATTCAAGTGTCCGCTCCGACAATTACTTACTGGCTCGGTCCGAGAAATAAAGGACTTAAATACGAAGACGCCGTAAAAATTTCAAATGTGTTTGGCGTTAGTCCAGATTGGCTAATTTACGGGGAAGAAAAAGAAAGTTTCGAACCTGAAAAACCTGATGACGACCAAACCATTTATCTTCAAAAGGTCAATTTATTCGCATCCTGCGGAGCTCTGTCCGCATACGAAGATCGTCAAAATGACTCTGATGTTATTGAAGGACTAACGGTTGGCGTTCAATGGTTTAAAAATAATTTTCCTCAGTACCAGCCTCTAAACGTTCAGATAGTCACGGCTTCGGGAGATTCAATGGAGCCTCTGATAAAGGACGGTGATTTAGTTTTTGTGGATGTAAGCAAAAACGAATGCGACCGGGACGGAGTTTACTTTCTTTTTCTAGACGGGCAATACTTTATTAAACGAGTACAAAGAAGCTTTGGAAAGAGATTGATCTTAATTTCTGACAACAACAAATATAGGGACATCGAGATCAATGCAGACAGTCAAGTTGAATTTCACACTATAGGAAGAGTCATTAAAACGTTTAAATCAACCGATATCTAACTGAAGGAGAATGACCATGGAGTTAATAGATAAGTTTAAGGCACTGGGTTTAAAGTCTAAAAAGATGGCAGACAACCTAACTAATGAAGAAATTACAAAGACAGCACTCATCATGCCCTTTATTCAGCTTTTGGGTTATGACATTTTTGATCCGCAAGAAGTAGTGCCAGAATTTCAAGCGCAAGCGGGAGTAAAGAAAGACCAGCGCGTTGACTATGCTCTTTGTAAGGATGGAAACCCGATTGTTTTGATTGAAGCAAAAGCCTATGGCGCTTCTCTCGATAAGGACCAACTTGACCAACTTAAAAGGTACTTTCCGTTTGTAAAAACAGCTCGTGTAGGCATTTTGACGGATGGCAACCGGTATCGCTTTTTCACCGATTTAGAGGTTGACAATGTTATGGACGACTCTCCTTACTTTGAGGTGAGTTTAGATAACATTAACGACGATGACTTAGATAAAATCCTTCTTCTGGCTAAGGATAAGTACAACGACGAATCGACAATTAAAATAGCCGAGCAATTGAAATTCACGAAACAATTTAAGCTCATTCTATCCAAGCAGTACGAACAACCAGAGGAAGATTTTGTACGATTCTTTGCCAAAAAAGTTTGGAATGGCCAAATTAATCAAAATGTTAAAGACAAATTAACACCGCTCTTAAAAGAATCATTTAGACAGTGGACAGAGGAAAAAATTAACGCGAGACTACGTAAGGCCATTGAGGGAGAAGAAAAACAACAACAGGAAGAAGTTGCAGAAGCTGCACCGGAGCCTGCCAATAACAACCCCGAAGCAAATGACTCAGACAAGCTTGGACTTAATATCATTAAGGCGATCCTTGCAGATGTCTGCGACGTCTCCAGAATATACCTAAGGCCATCAAAAACTTACTGTGCTGTTCTTTTGGACGATAACAATAGAAAAACCTTGGTTCGGTTCTACTTCCAAAATCCAGAAAAATTAAAGATCGACTTATATGGCTTCATGAGAGTTGAACCACCTTTCCAAATTTCTACAGTTGAGGACATTTATAACTACAAAGAAAAAATAATTGAAATATTCCAGCGTATAGAAGCCGGAGATACAGGTCTTAACCAGCAGTCCGAGAACAAACAATAACGTAATCAAGTAGCTCATTCAAAGCCGCCTACAGGCGGCCTATTTTTATATCTTCTTAAGAAGTTAATAAATTGCCAACAGGATTACTTATTAGATAAAACCCCGCTACCAAAATCGGTAACGATAAAACTTATTCCTTTTTAACCAGTCTTAAAATAAGTGGCTGACAAAACATCGACTTTCAAAAAATTATGGAAGAAAAGAATATCGTCCTTTACGGAAATATTGATGACGGTCCCGTTGTGGCTGTAGTAGTTGAAAATGAAACACTATGGCTCTCTCAAAGACAAATGGCTGAGCTATTTAACGTCTCTCTCACAACAATTAATGAACATCTTAAAAACGTATTTGAATCTGGCGAATTAGAGCAAAATTCAACTATTCGGAATTTCCGAATAGTTGCTACAAATCGCAAATCGTATAACGTAATGCATTACAACTTAGATGCGATTATCGCCGTAGGCTATAGGGTCAACAGTATTCAAGCGACCCATTTCCGTCAGTGGGCAACGAAAGTTCTCAAGGAATACATTATCAAAGGATTTGCCTTGGATGATGATCGCCTAAAGCAAGCTAAGACTGTTCTTGGAAAAGACTACTTTCAAGAATTATTGGAACGAGTTCGCTCCATCCGAGCAAGCGAACAGCGGATCTGGCTTCAAATTACTGAAATATTCAAGGAATGCAGCATCGACTACGACAGTCATTCATTGGAAGCAAGACGCTTCTTTGCAACTGTTCAGAACCGTTTTCACTTTGCCATCAACAATCAAACTGCCGCCGAGATTATTCATGCCAGAGCAGACCACACGAAGCCTCACATGGGTTTGAAAACGTGGTCTAACAGCCCGGAGGGGCGTGTCAATAAATCAGATACGACAATTGCAAAAAACTATTTGGACGAAAAGGAGCTCAAGTCATTAGAGCGTTCCGTCAACAGTTATTTTGATTACATTGAAGGACAGATTGAACGCAAGAAGAAATTTAGTATGCTCGAGCTGCGCCAGTCTGTAGATAAGTTCCTGGCATTCAATGACCTTCCTGTATTGGAGGGAAATGGACAGGTTTCTAAAAAGCAAGCTGAAGAAAAAGCTCACAAAGAATACGAAATTTTCAATAAAACTCAGCCGATAGGCAGAGACTTTAAGAAATTCCTAAACGAAGTTAAAAAATTAAAGAAATAATCTACCCATGACTTAAAAGCCGCCCCCAGGCGGTTTTTTATTGCCGCGAGAGCGGCTTTTTTTGTTGGTCGAACATTAAGATCTTTAATCGTCAGATCAAAAATACTTAAACACTTTTCTAAGTAATTTCCCGTATATTTCTAATTTAAATCTTTTAACGCTAGCATAAATTATTTAAATATTTTAATATCTATATATCAAATTTTAAACGTAATGTTTAAATCTTGAAATGGAGAAATACCGACCATTAGATAGATAGTTTGACAATTTCAGAATCCGGGCCATGGAGTACTAAACCCGGACGCAGCAGGTAGAAAAAGAGCCTGCTAGTGCAAAAATTCGAAACGGCCGATGCAGGCGGTGCTGGTCACGCGAAGGAAGACAATCGAACACCAGCAGTCAGTGAAGTGAATGAGTAAGGCAAACGGTAGCCACGAAACACTTTTCAGCTAGAGACCTCTGACAAATACAGGCATTTGAGATGCACGCAGTATCAAGAACAGCAAACCTGCGTTGAGGTCCCGAGAAGCTAACCAGATGAGGAAATCAAAACCAAGAACAGAAACTCGGGCGTCCCAGACTCGTGAACTGGGTGAGCTAAGCGCTCTCGCAAGAGAAACAGTAGAGCGCAAACATAAGCGCCTTCCTTCCCTCAGGAAATGTAGAAGACCTCCTGTTTTAACCGTTATTAAAGGAGGGCGCTTCTGTTTTCTACAGGAGAGAAAAAATGCTTTTAACAGTTAAGCGCGTTGTCCCTCGAGCTTATGAGATTTACTACAAGGGTCAAAACATCATCAGCTTAATTAGACCGAAGCCTAATGACTGGCGCTTTTCCGGATTCTTCATGAAAGAACAAGACAAGGTAAACGATTTGTTATTGGCAAACGTTTTCGGCCTGAGTTTCCGGACAAAAAGACGAGCTCTCATCGAGCTAGAGGTCATTTTTGCAAGATTTGAAGCCCTACAGACCGAGCTGACAGGTCGGCTCACCAGGAGATAACCATGGAAAAACCAAAGAAATTAACGAAGAAACAACGGCTCGAATTACTGGAGCAGAAAAGAGCTGCCAAGGCCTACTGTGACGAGTTGGCCAAACGAAATGAGTTCGACTATGGGAACTGTTGGGATTATGCCTGCGAGTTCGGCCGCGGCTGGGAAGTTGATGAAATCTACAACTACCTGAGACGGTATTGCTGAAAATCCTATGAAAATACCTTTCCCCAGTCTTCCGAAGTATCAGGCCCGCTGGATTCCTGTTCTATTCACTCCTGTAACTTGCGGTGAGGACGTTCTATTTGTAGGCATTTGTGGCGAATTCAACAACACTAAATTCGCAGAGAGAATCTTGCCAGACGAAACGCTCAATCGCCTTTTCCCGGCAAGTCCTCAAGCTCGAGAATTTATTGATTTCGTCATAGATGCTTTGAATAAAAACGGAGACTTTAGTGCGGACGGCTTAATACTCAGCGGGTTCAAGCTTGGCAGGCCGTTCGATACTTATTGCGATACCAAACTGGATTTGATTGAACAGGCCATAAAGTTCTCTTCAAGCTTTGTCACGTTTGAGGAATACTTAGCTTGGAGTAAATCAAAAGCGCCGGCCTGCCGCTAGGACAGTTTCCGGCGCCCGCCATTAAGACGCACTTCTCAGTGTTCTCACACTGCATTCCGGCTGGGTCCGATCTCTTGGGTCGGCTTGATCCAGTCCGTCAGGCCTCATTATAAACGGCACACCAACTTGTACATTTTTTGAACAAGTTCATTCACAAACCTCTTCTCTGCCAAATCCCTTGTTTCTGTTCACTGAACGGCAGCGGAAGAGGTTTCTGAATGAATTGACCGTCAAAGGAGACAACAATGACAGATAAAGAGCAAGATGTACCGTGCGCGATTTGTTACGGGAACCTCACTATTCCAATGAGTAAGAAAGAAATGGCTGATCTGTTAAAGACTTTAATAGATCGAAAGTTGAACTTAATTAGTTTTCCTGAGAGAAACGCTGAAATGACAGCCATAGATAGAGCCAAAAGAATCCATGAGCTGTCATCTCAAGCAGTGGAAGCCAGCGTTATTCTTGAGCAAATTACTTCTGAATCGGCTCAAGAGAGTTAGCTTCTATCTTATCTCTGATTAACCTTAGTGAATTTACAAGGTTCCAAGCGTCAAGTGACCTATCCCGAGATGTCCTCTCCAACATAAGAACATCTAAGAAAGTTTTGAGATATTCCGCATCGAGGGCTGCCGCTTGTCTACAAATGGCGTTTCTATGCTCGTCAAGGTCGTAACCGAATACCGGATTAAATCGGCTGCCGTCAGGCCTTGACTGACTAAGCTCCCATTCTCGGAATTTATTGAACTCTTTAAGACAAGGCAACTCAATCTTCCCCTGATTGATAAGGGCAATGAGTATAGAAACAGCTTGATTTTGATCGAGCTTAAGTTCAGACATTTTTTCCTCCAAAAAGATAGTTAAAAAGTCGCAAATTAATTATCTCGCAGAGGTGACACCCCGGAAAGACGGGGACTTCTTTAGACCACCTTTCTGAGTCCCTCGGGCTTTTTCTCAAATTTTGTTAGTTCCAATTTTTGTAGCTTAGGGGGACTCCGAAATGTGGTCTTTTTTATTAGGGAACGCCAATGATAAAGATTAAAAAAGAAGACTTTGAAAAAATCCTAGCGCTGCAAGGTGCCAAAGAAAAAATTTACACCGTTGAGGAACAAATCACAGAAGTGATAACCAGATTACGTTCTACAGGATTTTACGCAAACGACTGCTCAGACGTTGATCAACTCAGAGCAATCAATTTTTATCTCAGAGCTACGAGAAAGGAGCTCGATAACGTGATCGAGAGAATAATCAACTGCAACAAATAATTATTTTGTTGTTGTCTTTTTCACATAGATAACTACTAGAAGCCCCATCGAAGGGGCTTTTTTCTTGGAGAAATCATCATGAGAGGAATGAATGGAATCCAGTTAGCAATATTCACTTCCGCATGGGTTTTGTTACTAACAGTGATCGGACGTGTCTTGAAAGCAAAGACCGAGGACGGTGAAAATTTTCTAGCAGTTGCTTTCGCCTTCATCCTGTTCGCCGCTGTCCTCATTTTGCTGCTCTTTATCCCGGGAATGCTTGCGAATCTATGAAAAAAGAACAACATAACTCTCCTGATCATGAAGAAATTCTCGCCAGAAAACGCGCTCGATATCGAGAGCAAGCTACGAGGAAGAAACGCGAACGAGAGTGGGAAAAATTGAAGTCAACCCTGCTCCCAACACCATTTTCAGCACTTTTTAATTTCACTAACTCACCACACAAGGAATAGACATGACAAAAGACAAACAACAATGGCTCGAAGGCCGGCGCCGGGGTATCGGCGGTTCTGATGTAGCAGCTGTTCTTCAGCTGAGCCCGTGGAGGACCCCTTTGGACGTCTGGAACGATAAGCTTGGACTCTCTCCGGAACATGAAATGACCTCTTCCCTTTACTGGGGAACGACATTAGAGCAAGTTGTCGCAAAGGAGTTCGCTCTTAGAACCGGTTTCAAACTGCAAAACGTCAACCACCAGTTTGCTGATCCGGAAACTCCTTGGGCGATTGCAAACATCGACCGAGCAATTATCAATCCTGAGATTGCGAGAAAAGTTCGGCCGCTACTGAAGGTTGAAGAAATTGAGAAGTATGCCGACATCACCGGCGTTGAGCGCATTATTAACACAGATGTCGCTTTTGAGGCTAAGACGGCAAACGCTTTTACCGCCGATCTCTGGGGACCTTCTCAGGAGCTGGAGATCAAACAGAACAACCTCAGGACCGAGCATGTGATCCCGCTTTACTACGAAACTCAGATTCAGTGGTACTGCGGCATTCTTAAGCTCAAAGGAATGTATCTCGCGGTTCTGATTGGAGGATCGGATTTCCGGATGTACTGGGTAGATGCTCGTCCGGATGTATTCCAGGTCATCAAGGAAAAATGCTCTGCATTCTGGAACAACTATGTTCTAACTAAAACGCCTCCGGAACCGATAAACATTGAGGACGTTCTAAAGCTCTACGGGAGATCTAATGGTAAAGCTATCGAAGCTCAAGGTGATCTGGCTATTAACTACGGCGAATATGCTCGCCTCAATGGCGAAATTAAAGAACTCAAGAAGCAACAAGACGCGGTTAAAGCCAAGATCGCCATCGACATGAAAGACAACGAAATTCTGACTTTGGACGGCAAGAAGGTTTTGACGTACAAGACCCAGACATCCAAGCGCTTCGACTCAGACTCTTTCAAACAGGAACACCTGAATGATTACTTTGACTATCTAAAAGAGAGCTCCACTCGCGTCATGCGTGTGTGCGCGTAACCTTTTAGGTTGATGGCTACACAAAATGAGCAGGGTTTCTACTGATAAAAAGAGCGGTTTTGTGTAATATTCGCTTCGAGCACTACAGTACGGTGCAACAAGAAAAGGCTTTCTCGGTTGAGCCGGATCAACCGAGCCAAATTCCCTTCATGCCTGCACAAGCGGGCTTTATTTTTGTCCTTTTTGCCAAGTCAGCTTCAGGAGAGCTCATACAAGAAGTGGCATGTGCAAATTTTGCACATATGGCCTCTGACGAAAGAGAGATATCATCCGTCTGCCACCCGCACGGTGGCTTTCTTTTTGCCCTGAGCGTACCTCTGACTTATTTCCCGTAACTCTTAATCAACCCCAGCCCCTCCAGTTCGAGGGGCTTTTTCATAGGAATTAAATTATGTCCACATCTGACCAACTCGCCGCCGCTGTCGGCGCTCCCTCTGCACCAGTCGCCAAACCAAAGACAAAGGCTCCGGTAATCGTCCAGCAAGTTCTGTCTGACCAGTTCAAAAAGCAACTGGCCTTGGCCGTTCCGAAACACCTGAGCGCTGACCGCATGGCAAGAATTGCCGCGACCGAATTGCGAAAGACTCCGGCCCTCCTCAACACAACTCCTGCATCATTCCTGGGAGCGGTCATGCAGTCTGCTCAACTCGGCCTTGAACCCGGTTCCGCTCTGGGTCAGGCCTACCTCGTTCCTTACGGTAACCAATGCCAATTGATCTTGGGCTACCGAGGCATGATTGACCTTGCCCGTCGTTCAGGACAAGTTTTGTCCCTCTCTGCGTTCGCGGTCCACGAAGGCGATGAGTTCAGCTACCAGCTAGGGTTACATCCGGACATTCATCACGTGCCGAGTTGTGAAACTGATCGAGTTAAAAAACCGATTACGTTTGTCTATGCCGTGGCCAACTTGAAAGGCGGCGGATACCAATTCGAAGTGATGTCTCGCGCTGAGGTTGAAGCGGTTAAGGCAAAGGCCAAGTCAAAGAATATCTGGAACTCGTATTTTGAACAGATGGCCCTCAAAACTGTGATTCGCCGTCTCTTCAAATACCTCCCAGTTTCCATCGAGGCCCTCCAAGTTGCAAATGTCGATGCTAAGCGGGAAGCCGGGGAAAAGATCGACCCGAACGACGTAATCGACATCAACGCCATCTCGGTCGAAGACTTCAAGAATATTGAAGATGGCGAGGTTCTTGAAGCTCCACAGGAGGCCACTGCATGAGCTCGGTCGAATTCTTGTGGCATGACCACGAATGCTACACCGTGAAGTTAAACGGTAAGACCGTCGGAATGCTGTACAAAAGACAAGGTCGGACTTGGACGATGCGTCCAGACCTTATCGATGATCCGGAACTTCTCACCTTCCTTCTCGATTCTTTCAGCACACAGTTCTGGGAGCTCCTGAGAGAGGCACGGCGCGATGTCAAGAAAGCGCTCCTTCAGTACGAAGCGATGAAGAAGTAACCATAAGCCCTGCGAGAGCGGGGCTTTTCTTTTGGAGAAATAAATGTGGAAGATCAAAGACCCTACTTTAAAAGAAAAGATCATGCAACTGCTATCGGATGAAAGCATTGCAAAGCGTTGCCAAGATCAAATGACTAATGGATCAAATTACATTCTTGCTTCTGATGATGATAAAAAATTTTCAATAAGCATCGTTAAAAATCTTTTTGAAAACGTTCCTGAGTACAACCCAGATGGATGGAATCCGTTTCCAGCTTTAAGGCCTCCTCGCCCAGGTAACTATTTAGTTTACTTAAACGGAAGATTTGAGCACCAGATTCGTGTTTCTTACTTCAATACCGATTTCAGAAGTTGGGATCAATATAGTGGCGCTGTTGTATTGGCTTTCAGAGAACTTGAAATTGAACCGCCTGATGACGATATTTTGAAGTTTAGTGCCTACAAGCGGGAGTAATAAAAAATGGGAAAAACAAGCCCAGAACTTTTGAACCCAGCTGTCACCGCGCTTGCTCTAAAACAAGAAGATGAAAGGTTAAAAACGCTTGATCCGGTCGTGATTACATCTTTAAGTTTTATTCCTGGAAAACCAAAATATTTGCTAATGCGTGGAGCTGATTCTTGTGCATTAGCACATAACATCATCTTGTCGAAAGAGCAGGCTTTAAAACTCATACGATCTTTAGCTGAAGCTCTTAGCGATTGGGATAAAGAATAGTGTCAACTAGCAAGTAACCAAGAGCCCTGCAAGTGCAGGGCTTGGGAGAGAACTATGAAGAATAAACGTCAACCTCTCTATAACAAAGATGAATTCTGCAAGCTCTTAGGGCTTCCTGCTAAAAAGTTCTGGCAGATAAAAAAGAACCCTTTCTTTCCAGAATCTCGATTCCTGGGGAAAAAAGAGTATTGGGAAAAAGACAAGGTTTTGAAATTTGTCAGACTGGTGAAACTTGAAATAAAACTGAATCAAGCTATTTTCCAGTCAAACAAATTATTTTCTGAATTAACCAAGCTGGAGAAAGAGATTTCTGCTTGCCCTCCTATTCTGAAAACTAGGACAAAAGGGAACAAGATCAACTTCGCCATAAACTGCGAGAGACTGTTGTTAATCAGAAGGAGACAGTCTTTGATCGATCTCTACAATAAAAAATTTGGGGACATTATGGCAGTTACTGAAATTGGCTCCTATCTCATTCCAGATCACCTCATTGAATACGTCCAGGAACGCAACAGAAGGAACAGGTTATGTGGGTAATCAAAGACCCAGAACTAAAAACATATTTAGCGATAAATAAGTAACCAGGAGCCCTGCGAAAGCGGGGCTTCTCTTTTGAGGCCAATATGCAGTTCGAATTCATCGATTACAGCGGCTGCTTTCCAAACCTGTGTGCGGGGAAGCTGACATTTAAGGCAGACGGCAAACAATATGCAGGCTATGTAGACATGATCTCTGGCGGTGATGTTTGGTTTGATGATCACTGGAGTGAGCATGTTGAAGAGGGTCCATGGACGGATGTCTCGGGGCCTCTATTAAAAAAGAATCCAGAGCTACTGGAGCACAAAACCGATCTCCTCAAAATGATTAACGAGAATGTACCTCACGGCTGCTGTGGCGGCTGTGTGTAAAGAGATGAGGAAACATGAACAAGATCCAACTCACAATCGAAGAAACCGAATTGCTCTTGGATGCAATGAGGCGCCTCAACAAACTAATACTCCTAATTCAAATGCTGTGGAGTGTCAGGCCAGATACCGCAGAGAAATTATCTCAGGTAAAACTGATCGACCCAACTCCGATGATTGATCGCTTGGCCTACTTAATTCAAAAGTCAAAGGATGAAGACAAATGAACCGACTCCTAATCCGAGACTGCATTTTCAACACAGATCAGATTGCGTGCATCTTTTGGGACCGCGACGAAAACGTCTTAATAGTTTCATTGAGTTCCAGTAAGTACAAGGAGTTCAAAGACTTCCCTGAAAGCGAATGGAAGATACTTCTGGAGACGTTAGGCTTTACGGAGGAAAAAGAACGATCGAACTGTTTATTTATGCCCTCTTCGGAGGGCTTTTTTAATGGAGCAAATAAATGAGCAAACCCTTTGAAACTACGTTTGCAACACTGCGCAGAGGCGCGGCATCAATGGAAGCGACCGAAGCCATGCAGCAGGTCGTCAAATCCGTCTACGAAACAGGGAAACCAGCAAAACTCGTTATCGAGCTGACCGTTAAACCAAACACCAAAAACGGCGGAATGGTTGAGGCTGTGATCGTTACCGACAAGATCACAACAAAGATCCCGCAAGAAGCCGGTCAGTCTGTCCTGTTTATCAATTCAAAAATGGAACTGGTTTCCAACCTCGACCGACAGGGAGACTTATTCCCTGAGATTGGAAAAGCAGATAGAGCGCCGATTGATATTGATGACGACGGCGTAATTCATCATCCAACTAACTAATGGAGGAACTTATGGATGAAAAGCAAGAACTAAAGACACTCACGGAAGAAGACCTCAGAGAGTTTTACCCGGACATTCAGTTGCCTGAAGATTTAAAGGCACCGTTTGTTTTTGACGTTGAAGGCGTGCCCATTGTTGCGCGACCAGTAGGAAAGCACTCCTGGGAAGTCACTGACAGATCGGACCTTTTGAAGACTCCGACCAGGATCAAAAGCGACCTCCTCTTCCACGACCTTGAGTCATTCTGCAGATACGTCAAAGACTACAAGACAGAATCCTCAACTCTTTATGTGACAACGGCCATCAAGAACCTGACCTTCGGCGCCAAAGCTGTTTTCAATGACATCAAGCGAAATCAGCCAAACTGGAGAGATCAGATCGCCCGATATGCTCCTATCACAAGCGCCGAATGGGATGACTGGAAATCCAATAACAAAGAGCGGATGTCGCAGATCGGATTTGCTGAGTTCTTGGATGAACACATCGCGGACATTGTGGGAGATGGAAAGCGAGCACCCAGTGCTGCAGAAGTATTGGAGGCAGTCACAAACCTGAACGATGTCCGCAACGTAACGTTCGGCTCTAAGGTCTCTTTAGCAAACGGAATGGCCTCTTTCGTCTATACCGAAAAAACTCCTTCCGGAGCTGTTTCTGAAGGACATGTCAGCGTCCCCGCTGAGTTCTTGATCGGCATTCCGGTATTTGAAGACGGCCCTGCCTACACCATTCGAGCCAAGCTCCGTTACAGGATTGACCGAAGCAACGGAGAGCTGAAGCTGTGGTATGAACTACAGCAACTGCAACGAGTGTTTGCCAAGGCAATGGAAGCTCACGTCCAGAAGTTGGAAGAACTTTTGTCCGGAGAACTGCCCATCTATTCCGGCTGTTAATAAATAAGCCTTTTAATCCATACGGCACTCTCAATCGAGGGTGCCAAACAAAAGCGCATTGAGAAATCAGTGCGTTTTTGTTTTTTATGGAGAAGTCATTATGAAACCGATACTCGATCCGATGTGCGGCTCAAGAATGTTCTATTTCGACAAGAACAATAAAAGCGTTCTTTTCGGAGACATTCGGGATGAAACACACTGGACACGGCAATACAAAAAGTTGGAGATTCACCCGGATCAGATCATGGACGCCAGGGACCTCGAGTTTCCCGATAACTCGTTCTATCTCGTGATTCTCGACCCTCCTCACCTGATCAACTGTGGCAAAACGTCGGACATGGCCAAAAGTTATGGCTATTTAGAAAAGGCCTGGCACGAGGATATGAAACGGATTTTCAACGAGGCGTGGCGCGTTCTCCGACCTCACGGCACCCTAATTTTTAAGTGGGCTGATAAAGATGTAAGCCTAGCCGAACTGCTTTATGTACTCGAACGGCAGCCAGTCTTTGGCGACAAGAAGCCTGCTGCAAATAAAGCCGGAACAAACCGTTTCTTTTTAGTTTTCTTTAAGGATGAATGATGGACAAAATCGAACTCACACGTGAGGAGGCCATGCTTGTTATGCGCCTCCTTAATTTATTTTTGAGCAAAGCCCAAGCGCTGAACGTGCGTAACAACACAGACGTTGTCCCAGCAAAAGCGCTCAAACAAAACATCTTTAATCAATTCATGAAGCTGGATACCGAGGGAGCTGAGAATGACACTGAATAATGCGGTTGAGTTTTACTCGTGCCTGCTCATGATCATGGACCATTACGGCTATGACCATCAGGTGTACGAAAAATTGCCGGAAGAAGTCGATGAATTGCAGGAAGCGTTTGACGCTTACTTTGATAAACCGTCCCCGGAGCATTGGCACCATGTTCTTGAAGAATGCGCTGATGTCCACATCATGCTTGAGCAGTTCCAGATGCTAATCACTCCGGAAGATAAAAAGGAGTTCGACAAGATCTGCATGGATAAGCTGCATCGAGAGGTCGGACGGATTGAAGCAGGAGGTACAAAATGACAGACATTGACTATGACAAATTGTCCAGCATGGTGGCAGATAAAGTCTCCAGCCAGATCGCTGAAAAGCTGATTCAGAAAACAACAAAGCTCACTCTCTCCCGTCCAGAAGTAGAAATCCGAATTGGCTTTGCTCCTGGATCGTCTGCCGCTCGTGAGGTAATGAAAGATCCCAAATTTCCCAAGCCGGACGCATTCTCCGAGAACGGGCGCGATCGTTGGTACACAAAAGACATTGACGACTATATGGAAAACAAAAGACACGCCCGAGCCAAGCTTGCTATTTCAGCCGCTTAGCTATCTCTTCTGCGCTCGCTCTGTAGTATCTCTGGAGCATCTTTAAATCTTTGTGCCCCGTTTGTCTTGCAAGCGCCAGGACATCTAAGCGGGGCGCCCCTGTTTCTGGATCAGGGCTGGCGGCCCAAGTCGCAAAAGTTGCGCGGCCGTCATGAAAATTCAGCCCTTCTTTGATTAGTCGGTTTTGTGAATCGTACTCAGGACCAAGACCGGCCCTATCCCTCACCTTTCGGAATAACGTGTCTCTGTTGTGATCGTTAAGTCCGCCAAAAATACGTGGTTCATACTCGAGATCCATAACTAAGTTAAGAATCTCCCGAGCTCGTTCAGATAACGCCACGTCTCTTCTTGACAATGTTTTTGTAGCCTCTGCCGGTACATGAAGCACATTGTCATCAATCCAAGAATATTCAATCTTTAAAAGTTCCCCGGCGCGCATTCCCGTTTGACAACTGAAAAGGAAAGCAGCCACGGCCAACTGCATTTTATTTTTAGGCACGGTGTGGCCGTCCCAGCCGCTAGCTTGGAGGAGTTTCTGTATATCCTCGTCTGAAGCAACCCGCTCACGGTGCTCAGGCTCCCGAGGTTTTTCTACACCTCTGCATGGATTCACGTCCGTGAGTTCGTTTTTAATGGCGTATTGAAAAACGTCGGAGAGAATTGTCAGCTCTCTATTAACCGTTGACGGCAAAATATTGGTGTCTCGGTGTAATGCCCGCTCATTGAGGCGGCGTTCAATATAGTTCTCTATCGTCCGTTTTGTGAAAGTTGATAGAGTTTTAGCCGCCAGCTTGTCTCTCTGGAGGCGTCTCAGTCGGATTTCTTCGGTGCGTCTGGAGCGTTTCTTAGCTGTAACCTCGTTAATGTATTCATCAATCAGCGCGGCCAGCGTGATTGAAGAGGATCGCTCCTCTGCGCTAATTTCTAACTCAGCGCTGAATCGTCTCGCCTCAGAACGTGTTTTAAATGTTTTGGAGAATCGCTGTTTGTTTCCGTCCGCCTGAAGTCTGTATCCGTAAACTTCATACGTACCGCAAGGAGTTTTTCTAATTCCTGCCATATCCGCCTCGAGAATTTCCGTTAGCGTTTCCGTTAAATTTCCGTTATCTAAACCTGAATATAACGAGATATGCCAAAACGGACAACAAAAAATCCCGTTAAACCGAGGCTTAACGAGATATGACAAGTAGGTCTGGTGCCCGGGACTGGACTCGAACCAGCACGCCCGCGAAGGCGCTAGCACCTGAAGCTAGTGCGTCTACCAATTTCGCCACCCGGGCAACAGAGAGCCGAGAGATTGTTAATGCACACAATCTCCTAGTATCTTGTAACTTTAATTAGTTCGTTTTTATGAGGTGATAAAATGAAGCAAACAGGAGCTTCGTTATGTCACCTCAATT